AAATGGAATGCGCCGTTTTGCTTGTCGCCAATCGGATAGCCGCGCAACTGTACGCGGTGCTTCTCGCACCAGTCAGGAACGTGTAGCGGCACGGCGGTCCTCCTCGTCCTCGAATTCGCGCCGCAGCTTCGCGTAAGCATCCTGCAGATCCCAACCACCGTAGCCGCTGCATTTGAGTACGCGCTTGGCGGCCTTGGCCACACGGCGCAGCTCGGACATGCTCATCTTGTCGGGATCTTTCATCGCTTGAATGCACCAGCCAGGGCAATGATGTCGGTCACGCTGAGGCGCGGTTCAGTCGGCGCCGGCGTCTCGTCGTCGCTCTCGAGGTAAGTAAATGCCGAGCGGTCATTGCCGATCATGTAGCCCATGCCGTCAGTGCCCACGGCCCACAGCGTTGTGCCGTCCCAATAGAGCCCCGGCGTGTTGTAGTCAACCGACCTATTCTGGATTTTCATATCGGAATCCCCTTGTCTTTGGCGTCGTTACGGATGGACTCGCGGAGGTACGCCGACAGCGATAGGCCGGCGCGCGCCGCGAGCAGCTTGAGGGCCCGGAGCTCTTGTGCGGTGAGCCGAAACTGGACCTTGTCTGTTCTCTTTTTCATAGGCATAATGTACTGACACTTGTACTGACAAGCAATACTTACGCGAGGAAAAAAATGGATCCGAAAATGCCGTGCCGTATATCTGACGGCCCACAGACACCGGAGGACGCCGCTGAATCCTGGGATCGCTGGTTCGGTCAGGAGGACGAGGATGATGCTTACGAGCGCCACCGGCAACACGAGATCGACACCACTGACCGCTGCCCCGAGTGCAAGGGTCACGGCGCCGATCCACTTTCCGACAACGTCAACTGGCTGCCGTGCAAAACGTGCGGCGGTGATGGACGAGTAGCAAAAGCAACGCGAGGAGACCGCAATGAATGACCAATACACCGAAGCACCTGACCTGCCGATCCGCATGACGCAGGAGTTTTTCAAGGATCTGATCGAGAGCCTTGTCGAGCAACGACTGAACAGCCACGCCGCGCTCACCGAGGCCGACGATTGCAAGGAGCTCTACACCGCACTCGCCAAGGCGCAGACTGAAATCAGGAACGCCGAGAAGAACACGGAAAACGAGTTTCTCAACAGCAAGTACGCGAACCTCGCTGCCGTGCTCGATGTCGTGCGCGAGCCGCTGGCCAAGAACGGGCTCGCTGTCGTGCAGCTTCCGGTGCAGGCTTACAACGATGACGGCACACCGACCTCGAATTACGTGCGCCTGATTACCATGCTGACGCACCAGTCAGGCCAGTCGATCTCGACCGAGTGGCAGATGTACTGCGAGAAGCCCAACCCCCAGGGCATCGGCTCGACGCTCACCTACATGCGCCGCTACATGCTGTCGGCGATCTGCGCCGTGGCTCAGGCCGATGACGATGCGCAGGCAGCCATGAAAGACCCGAGTCAGTATGACCGGATCTCGCCGAAGGAAGCCGATGACATTCTGGTCGAGGCTCAAAATCTGTTCGGCGACGATGGCGACCGTGTCGTTGACCGGATGCTGGCCAAGGTATTCAGCACCAGCGATGTGCCGATCACGCAGGTACGCGACATCCCCGCTGGTCAGGCTGACGCAGCGATCAATCTGCTCCGCAACCAAGCGAAGCGTGAAGCCGCGCAGAAGCAGCAAGCGGGGCAGGACAAGAAACCGGCCGATAAGAAGCCACAGGCGAAGGCGAGCAAGAGTGACGCGGACGAGTCGTAATGGACTGCCGCATAGTCACCGTTGAGCAGGGATCCGATGAGTGGTTAGACCTCCGCAGAAATCGGATTACCTGCTCCCGCCTCGCCGATGTAATGGCCAAGCCGACAACGAAACGGTATCAGAAATATCGGCATGAGAAAGTCCTCGAGCTCCTCGGTCACAAGCATGTCGAGGAGAACCCCGAGTGGGCTCAGCACGGCAGGGAGCACGAGCCTCGTGCGATCGCCGGCTACGAGTTCAAGTACGATGTCGATGTTGAGCACAACGTGTTCCTGATCTCGGAGAAATTCGACTGGCTCGCCGGCTCGCCTGACCTCCTGCATCTTCCCAACTACGATGCCGGCGGTGAGGTAAAATGCCGCGCGCTGTTCAAGAACTACAAGAAGTACCGGGAGATTGCCGAGCAGCACAAAGGCACCACGCGAGCTTGCCCCGCCGAAAACCGGCACCAAGTGCAAGGCCACATGATGCTGACCGGGTTCTCCTACTGGTGGTTCATCAACTACTACATCGGCGACAACCTCGAAGGCGGCCTCGTGCAGAAGATCCACCGAGTCGCGGTGCCGAGAGACAACAAGCTGATCGAGCAAATGGAGCACCGCTGTCAGGAATTCATGCTCGAGTGCTATGAACTGGCCGGACTGGCCTAACGACAAGGAGAAGCTATGAGCTCAAGACCACCCACAATCCCATTGCAGCAACAGCCACCGAAACTCGAGCAGCCGCCGATCAAGATGTGTCCATGCGGGCAGTTTCCCGATGGCCTGCTGATCGAGATGCCGGAGCGCGCCAAGTACGGTCGCGCAATGGGTAGCTGCTGCGGCGACTGGTCCGTAGAGTTTCGCAATAACTACACGCAGGATCCGCAGGAGACATTGACGCGGGCGAGCAAGGCATGGAACGATGCCCCCAGGGCGCCGGAATCCGATGTGTTCCCCCCTGAGCCTGCGGCTCCTCCCTCCGCAGAACCAGAGACGTCGCATTAGGGGTAGCGATGACGTCTGGAATCTAAAACAACCCCCGGTCGGCTGAGAGGCTGACACCTCGCGTAAGCCGAGCCTGCTGCGGCTAGTGAAAAGTGCAGGGAGAGGGCGCCGAAAGGCGCCCTTTTTATTTGGCTTGGGCCTGAGCCCTACCCTCGAGACGAGCGACCGCGCGCGAGATCCCCGGAACCGCCTGAACCTGCTGCTCGAGACCCTCGACCTTGGTCTCGATCTTGGTGATGCGCTTCTCGGTGTGGCGCAGCCCACCGATGATCGCAAGCACGATCACAATGGTCTGCCCGATGATGGCGGTCCATAACTCAGGGGTCATTCTGCCTCCCCAACAGCGCGGCGAAGGCAGCCTCGACACGCTCTCGATTTTGCTCGATGTCCTCGGCATTCTCAGAGCCGGTGCGCTTGTTGTCGGCGATCGCTGAATCCATAGCGACGATCTTGGCATCGGTGCCGAGATCCTGGGCAGCCAGCGCCTCAGCTACATTGACGCTCACGCGCCACTCGAGGATCGCGATGCCGACCGCTGACATGAGCGTGAATGCGGCAATGATCGACGCGAGCAGCGCCTTGCTGGTAGCGATCGCCTTGGCGGCGTCCTTTACGGTTATCTCCTCACTCATCGTCCTCGTCCTCACTGCCACCCATGAGAGCAGCCCAAGCAGCGCGCTTTTGCTCCTCCGAGAATGCCGGCTTGGGCTCCGGGGCCGGCGCCCGGACTACTCGCGGGGCTGGCTCCGGCCGTTTCTCGAGGGCCTCGATGCGGGCGACGAGCTGCTGCTGCTGCATTTGCACCTGCTCGATGTCCTCCTCGTGATACTCCTCGATCTGCATTCGTTGCTCGAGGATCTCGCTGGCGGGCTCCGGGGCCGGCGCGACCGGCGTGAAGTCGTGAGCCTCCTCACACTCCTCCTCGCTCTCGAATTCCTTGAGGATCTCTTTGACGTTGCACAGCGACATGGCCGCCAGCTTGTACTTGCCAGCCGTCAGGTAAAACTCAGCCATGCACACCTGATTCAGCACGAGACCCTGCCGTCCGAACACCGGCGTTGACCACTGCGTCGAGCCGAGGCAGTCAGCAATATCGACATCGCCCAGGCTATTCGCAATGCCGAGCGCCTTGGAGTCGAACTGCATGTTAGTGCTGACGTCACCGCCCTGCACCGATACAGGACCAGTCGTAACATCCACCGGCACGTTGACGTCGCCGCCGGTGACGTCAACATCGACAGGCGTATCCACGTTGACATCGACATCGACCTCGTCGTTTTTGTTGCCGCCGGCCTCGGCGATGTTCCACCCGAAGGCGAACCACAGGATGAATACCGCCCATACCAGCGCGTAGTAGAGCCGAACCTTTGTCTTGAGAGTCATAGGGCCACCAATAATCCGAGGGCTATCAAGCCCCGATGAAACCAGTTATCCATGAAGTGATCGCGCCGCTCGCGCTCGAGCTGCTCCTCGCGTACCTGAGTGAACTGCTGCTGTAGCTGGCCGGCGTCGATGAGATGGTTATACGCCTTGCTGAGATCCTCGAGGGCCTCGGCGTTCGCTTCGGCAGCCTCGTAATTGCCGCCAGCAACCACCGTGTATCGCACCAGCGCCTCGAAGCCATCCTTGCTGAATGTCACCGTCTCCTCGGTCGAGGATACGGGAGAGGGCATCTCAGGCAGCCTGACAGGCTTGGCGACCTCGACCGTCGCGTATTCAAGATCCCACGGCGGGAGCTCAACCGGATCGCTGGCGCACCCGCTCAGACTGCCAATCAGAAAGCAGATCGCCCATGTCGTTGTCCTTTTCATCGAGAGCATCGAGCCTCCTCACGGTTTCATCGACTGCCGCCTGCGCGTCAGCCTTGCGCTTCTCAGCCTTGGCAGCCAGCTTGCGGGCCTTGGCGCTATTCTCGTCGATGCCGGTCTGCAGGATCTCGTCACGCTGCTCCTCGGTGCGCCTGAGCGCCCTCGAGTCCCGACCCAGGATCGCCAGCGCCGCCGCCAGCAATGCCCCGCCGAGGATGATGAGCCACTTTTTCAACCGAGATCCTCCGGCTTGAGTACCAGCTCGCGTTTCATGTAGCCGACCAGCGCCGAAATGAATGTCGTCGTGGTGCTGACCACGGTCGGCGATACCGAGACGGCAGTGAAGTTATCGACGAGCGCCCATATGGCCGCCATTCCCATGCCGGCCAGCGTAGCTGCGGTGATCGTACTTGATGGCTTCTTAGGCACATTGACCTCCTTGTCAAAAAAGGGTCCGGCGAGAGAAACAGCAAAAACCTCGCCGGCAAGCCCCTGACGCTGTTCTCCTCCGGGGCGCCCCTATGAGAAGCGGTTGACGATTTCGTTGTTGAGCGACGCCAGCCTGACTGCTGCGCCTGCCCCCTCGAGCGTCAGCGCCTCATTCACGCCAAGGGCACCGGCCGCAACGGTCTGCACACTGAGCACACCATCGTTGCCGGTGGATCCCTCGACCCCGATGTACTCGCCGACCTCGTAGCCGCCGAGACCGTTTGCCGAATCCGTGACCTCGTCCGGCGTCGGCACTGTATTGAAGCCGATCGTGGTGCCGGCCACTACCTTGTGCCGGCGGTCAGGACGATTGTCGCCTGCGTTCGCGTAGCGATTGACGCGCCGATTGCGCGAGCCGCTCGCGTTGTTGAATCCCGGTCGTTTTACTGCCATTGCCATACCTCCTTGTCAGTTGGCACTGAGGCCCTGCGGAGCGCCCGGAAGCCGGACATCTATCGTCTTGCAGGACTCGTTCGATTGCTGCGACTCCTCGCCATTGGTCGCAATGTGTGTCGCCACGTAGCAATGCACCCCGTTCGGCTGGTTCGCGTCCAAGTAAGTAGTTACCGAAGGCGGCACCCGCGCGAGCTCCGTGTAGCTGCGAGGATCCGACATGCCAGTGCCGTCGAGCGGGAACGATTGCTTGTAGAGCACCGTCTCCTCGATCTCCTCGACCGGCATGGCGGTGCCATCCTCGTACTGCGTCGCATTGGTCCACGAAAGATTGACGTCATTGTCAGCCAGGGCAACGCCGGTAATCAGGCCGAGGCCCACCAGAATGCTGTAGATCCACGCCTTGAACCGCTGCCACTGCCGGCGACTCCACACCTTGAGCCGCGCCCACCTGTCCGAAATCCAATCCCTCATAGCAGTCTCCGCACACCGAGAAGTCGGCTCGAAGCATATCGCGAAACCTTGACCGTGTCGCTTTGGTTGCCGCCTAGCACCTCAATGAGAGCGTCGCTCCTGCCGGCGTAGAAACCCACATGCCCAGGAGCGTCGATGACCTCCGGCCCCGGCTGGTCTCCCTGCCCGCGCTTGAGAATCACGATGTCGAATCCGGGCTCGGCCTGCTCGAGCGTGATGCCCTTGCCGACACTGAGCCATGAGCGGGCCCGCAGATCCTTGGATCTCGGCAGCCGGAGCAGCCACGCGATGTAGTTCACGAAGGCCGAGCACCACGGCACCTCGTCATTCTCAGGCCACGAGTTGTCGAGCTTGAGCATGGCGAGGATCTGCGGGTTATCGACGCTGCCACCGACCTCCTGAATCCCGGTGAATCGCTGTGCGATGTCGAATGCGGTCACGTTCATAGCGTTATCCTCCGGCGCTCCCGCCATGCGATTTCCTCCGCTGTCAGCGGATTGTCTTGGTGCTGGCGGGCTTCGACCTCGTAGGGATGATTGCGATAGCCGCCCCAAAATGCTCCGTGCCGCAGCCACAAGAGCGCGTAGGAAATCAGAAACCATAGCCGCCCCTTGCGCTTCACCTGATAGCAATGCTGCAGCTCGTGCCGGTAGTGCCGATCGCTGACCTCGGACTCCTTGAGGCCAAACCACATCCACGACCAGAACACCATGCCCCACCCGCGTCGCATCCACCATGCGTTGTAGACGATTCTGAATTTCATGCTCCCTCCTACGGGATCTGAATGGCCATCATGCCGGCATGGATGCGGAAGAAGCCGTTGCCGCCGCTGGTGCCGTTCTTGGCTGCTCGCAGCGAGAACGTGTGCGGATTGGCGTCCGTCTTGACCAGCGCCATGATCGTGACATAGGTGCCTGAGCCCTGCGAATTCGCGCCGCCATTGGTCGGAATGACTACCGAGTTGGTGACAACCTGAGCTGCAGTAGCCCATATTGGCTGCGACGTATTCGTGTTGCTTTCCGTCACCATGCCGTTGACCACCGTGCCAGCATTCGTGGCGAACTGAATCTTGACGTCATCGGCCGAGGGCGCCTGACAATCAAAGACGATGTAGAGCATGAACGTGCTCGAGACCGGCAGACCAAGGTTCAGAGCACCAGCAAATGTCGTGCCGGTCAGCGTCAGCGAGCCAGTATTGAAGTCGCCTTGGATGCCGGCGGGATTACCTTGGCTGGCCAGGACGATGTCATTGCCGGCATCGTCCGTGAACATCAAGCTGTTCGGCGTATCGTTGCGCACCCATAGCTGACCGTAAGCGGCCGTGTCGCCTTGCGCCGCCGCGCGCTCCTCGAGATAGAGCGTGTAGTCGTTGATGATGACTCGGTCAGATCCGTGATTGACCTCGAACTTGGTGCTGCCGCCCTCCTGAATGGCAACCAGCCCTGACGTCGCCGTGTTGAGCAGGATGTCGCCGCCCCCGACCAAGTGCTGAATGATTACATTCGTGCCATCGGAGTAGATCCTGCCGTCCGCTCCTGCGGTGCCGAGCTGGATCTCGGAGTTGTCCTCCATGATGAGATCTTTGCCGGTCAGGAACGTCATCGCATTGTTGTTCGCCTGCCACAGCGCCACGCCGCCACCGGCAAAGCCGATCGTGTTGGTCGTGACGTTGTAGAAGCCGGTCGTTGTCGCGCTCGAGAACACGATGCCCGGAGCTGCTGCGCTTCCGGTCGGAGCCTGCAGCGGCGCACCGAATATGAGATTGTCGATTGCCGCGCCAGTGCGATTGATCGTGATTGCCGGATCGCTCACCGTGTTAGCGTCATTGATCGCTACAATCTCGAAGGTTTCCGCTGACGCATGGAGATACCAGCGACCATTGTCTGCCGTCGCATCACTCTCATCGAGAACGATTACAGGCCGAGTGTTCGACACCTCGATCGCCGGTGCTGACGGCAGGATGCCAGTCGCAATCGCGAGCGTCGTGCCATCGTAGGTGAAGTTGGCGCTGCCCTCGATGTCATTGGCCGCTGCCGCACCGACAGCGATCTGATTGTCGGTGATCGAGCCGCCGATCGAGCCGCCGGCTGCCGGCGCAGCCCATGTGCCATCAGCTCTCAGGAAGTTTGTCGTGCCACCGCCTGATCCCGGCACGAGTCCCTGCAGCGTAGTCGTGAACTGATCGAGTAGCGCCGTGACCTCGGTGCCAGTCAGCTCATCGACGATGCCGCCGGCGCCTGCATTGTTACCGAGCAGGACATTGTTGCCGACGACATTTTGCATCTTGGCGTAGGTGACTGCGTCGTTCGCAATCGTGGCCGCCTGAGACCCTGACCCTGGGCCTGCGGTTACGTCTCCGGTGAGCTGCGTAATGCCGCCGCCCGGAGGTGCTGCCCATGTGCCATCGGCGCGCAGGAAGTTAGTCGTACCGCCACCGGATGCCGGTGCCAAGCCGTTCTCGGTGCTGGTGAATATGATCGAGAGAGGGTGATCGCCACCAGCATCGTCGGTGAACATCAGGGTGTTCGGCGTGTCATTCCGCACCCATACCTGTCCCTGACCGGCGGCAGGAGTATCGTTAGCGGCCTGCTCCGTGTAGAAGAACGGCGCATTGGCGCCCACCGTGAACGAGCCGCCTGAGCCAGTGGACCAGCCGGCCGAAATCACCGTTGCCGCTGCCCCCGGATTCGTCAGGTTGTAGGTGTTATTGGCATCGTCGATGAACCACAGTTGATTCGGAGTGCTGTTGAGAACAGCGAGGCCGCCCCATCCAGTGCCCGGAGCCGTCAAGCTGGTGCGCTCACGCAAGTAAAGCTGCGGGGCGCCGTTGCCGGCGTCGTTGCCATGACCGATGACGACACTGGTCTCAGTGACTTGCAGCCGGGGCAGAATGTTTCCAGAGCCGTACCACTCGTGCCGGTTGCTGGCGTTGTGGCGACAGATGGCAGCGCCACTGGTTGTCACCGAACCCGCGTTCATCGTGATCGAGTAGGTGCCGCCTTGAATGAAGTTCAGTGTTGCGGTGCCAACATTCAGCGGGTGCGTGATAAGGCTCGACTGCAGCACACCGTTGAGCGGCTGGCCACCAATATCCTCGCGACCGACATAAATACCGAAGGCCGTTGTTGGCGGCGCGACGTAAGGCTGCGGAGTGATCTGGACCTTGCAGGCATCGCCATTCGTGAAGGTGCCGTTGGTTTCAGTCCAGTTGATGTAGGCAGCAACGTAGCCTGCGCTGATGGTGGCCGTCTCGTTGATCGAGCCGTAGGCGTAGACAGTCGGATCGTCTGCCTTGACGATGCGGAACAGGATGCCGTTGACTGCACCGTTTGTCGGTCCCCAACAGTCGAGCATCCACTGGTAAAGATCGGTGCCGTCACTATCAGTCGTGTCGATAGCAAATTGTTGTGACGAACCCGGTCCTCCGGCATTGTTGAACCGGATGTTACCGGGACCAGGATCATTGATCGTCGTGGTTGAGTCGTAGACGTAGTTGAAACTGTCGAAGCCGCCGCCGCCGCCGGCCGTCAGCGAGTAATCGTTACCGGCCTCGTCGGTGAAGTACAGCAAGCCCGCATCGGCGCTGTTCACCCATAGCTGACCTTTGCCGACAATGTCGGTGTCTGCCGCAGCAATCTCGCTCAGATAAAGGCTACCCTCGCTCGAGATGCGCATACGTTCGACAGGCACTTTCGCGCCAGCCGGAGTCGTCGAGAAGATGACGCGCCCCGGCATATCGTTGAGCGCCGCAGTGCCATCGACCTCGAGCTCGATCTCGGCTGCTCGCTGATAAGCCGCACCATCCCAACCCGTTGCCGTAATCCACAACAGCGATTGACCGTCAGTGACCAGCGCATGAGTCGCGTCGTCACTGTTCGATCGAGCCGAAACGATGACAGGAGCAATCGTCGTCGAATGCCGGTGCAGGATAAACTGCGCGAGATTGGTGCCACCAAGATCCGAGACCTTGGCTGAGCCCAGGTAATTGACACCGTCGATCGAGATGCCGGTCGATTCTGTTCCTGGGTCTCCGGCAATAAGGCGCGTGACAATCAGCGGATCACCGAAGGCTTGACCACCTACCACATAGTCATTGCCATCATCGTCGGTGAACATGAGCGTATTCGGCACATCATTCCGAACCCACACCTGACCGAAACCCGCTTGATCTGCCGGTGCTGCCGCTTTCTCGAGCATCCTGAAATTGGGCTCGCGCAGCGTGAAGTAATCGAGACCGACGCCATTGACCTGCAGGTTTGTGCGGCCAGTCGTGCCGAGAATGGCCGACCCAAGATCGTCACTATTCAGGTAGATCGACTGAGTGCCATCGTTCACTGACATGAAGTTGTCGTGAACGATGAGACCGCCAAGCGATAGCGACATGCGTCTCGCGCTGGCGACGGTCCATGCAATCATGTTCGGCTGGTGCCGATACATGCCCATGCCTTCCTCGCCATCGAAACCTATGCCGGCCTGCGATGAGCTGCCATCTGGAATGATGACTGCGGTTGCTGGCTGCAAGCGGAGGTAGCCGAGAGACGCAGAGATTATTCCGTCAGTGTCATTGTGTGACATCTGAATGGACTCGGCGCCAGTGCTATTGAAGCCGACGAAGATGCCGTTTTGCTGCGCTGTGACGTTGCCGGCTACGCGCACATCGTTCGAGAAGAAATACTCAGTGGCAGCACCAAGGAACTGAATACCTGACGCAGCACCAGACACCGTGAAGTTGATCGGATTGGTGGTCGCCTCCATCGTCAGAGTGCGACCAGTGCCCTCGGTGAGAATCAGCGCCGAGCCATTTGTGATCTGAATAGGATTGGTGGTCGTGTTGCCAACATCCGTAACTGTCTGCAGATCGGCGGCAGCCGGATTGTCAGGATCGAAATAGAAATCGAGCAGGACTGGCGTCGAGCCAACAACGATCGGATCCGTGGCCGGCGACGAGACACGGTACATGACCGGCACACCCGAGCTGCGCTCAGCCGTGACCAGTGTGTTCAGGGTGATGTCGCGAGAGCCATCCCAATCCGGCGCACGACTCCATGCGCTCGAGGTGTTGACCTCCCATATGCCGTTCTCGACAGGATTGGTCTGCGCCGTGAGCAGGACGCGGTCGCCGTCATTGAAGTTGTAGAAATCGAGAAACAGCGGGCCGCTCAGGCTGGCGATGTTGGTCGTCGCCGCGCGCTTGCATGGCACCTTGATCGCCTTGCTGGCGATGATCCCGTTGAACCTATCCGTGGAGTTGCTGACTGCCATGTTTAATCATCCTTGGGGCCTGTAATGTACTCCAATAGCTCCGTGTCGTCCTCGTCCCAAATTGCATCGAGCACCCGATTGGTCTGCGATGACGGCAAGTGAGTGGCCGTGCCAACCGCATTGACCAGGGCCTTGCGCAGAGCCTCGTCGGCCTCACCCTGCTCGGCCTGCACCCACACGTTGAACAGATCCTTGGCGAATGCACCGATTGGAGTGCTGCCGCTGCCATACCGCTGACTCGGGATCTCGCGCACGAACGGGATGCCGCTGACTATCGAGTCTGCCGTGGCGGCCGCCGTCCATTTCGCCCACCGCTTGAGCTCGTCGCCCTCGTCATCCTCCTCCGGCAGCCTGCCGTAGAGCAGATAGCTGGCAATGCCCTCAACCGTGAACAGCAAGATCATGTCCATCGACCAGTACAAGATCTGCGACGGCTTCCTGAAATTCGTGTTCTTAGTTTTCTCGTAGGCGATGTTGCCCTTGGCCAGCATGTAGCCAATGAGCGTCGTCCAGATTCGGATGTACTCAGCCTGCCGCGTGTTCTCGCTCAGGGTGCCGCGCTCGATGTTCGAGCGATCCGTGAAAAAGCCGGAAGTCTGCGCGCCCTCGACGGCCGCATCAGCCATGAGCACTGACTGCTGGTGATTCTCGCCATCGACATTGCGCGCTTTCTCGTAAGCACCGAGCCACGTAATGACATCGACCACCTTCTGCGCGTACTTGATCGGCAGGAATAGACCGTAGCTGATCCGCGTCATGGTCTCCTTGGCGATCGTCGGGGCTGCCCCGAACCACGCATTGAGGTGCGCATCGACGTCCTGCACATCCTTGTGCCATGCGCCTACATCGTAGCGAGTCCGAATGAAGTCACTGCTCTCGCTGACGTAGTTCCACCATTTCGCGGGGTTCTGCATGAATTTGCCGACACCCATCATCATGCCCTTGGTGCCGACAAACGCGATCGACTGGAAAAAGCCGGTCCACTGCAGCGCCGTGACGAGCAGGTTCAGGCCAAGCCGTGACTTGGTGAAGCCGCCACGGATCCACCGCGCGCCCTTCTGGTAGATATTCTGCGCCGGCATCTCACCCACGGCTGCATCAGTCAGCCACAGGTTCAGCGACTTGAGCGCCTCATTGTTGCCGGTGCGTTTCATCGCGGAGCGGAACCTGCGGTCATTCAGGATCCGCTTGACGAAATTGACCTCATCGCCGATTGCGATGTCGCGAATGATCTCGCGCAAGTGGATGTCGATGACATTGAGATCGAGCCTGACAACAAGACCTTGCTGGCGTGTGCGCTCGTGCGTAGCGCCGGCACGAGTGCTCGCTGACACGTAGACGCCAGTGCCGAGCTTCTTGTAGATGTCCTCGAGGCTGTCCTGTTTGACGCGATCCGACAGCTCGTGATCGTACATCAGCGGGTAGTAGCCGCCGCGCACAGTGATCTGTTTGCCATCGGCGGTGCGTATCTGAAACGGCTGACCCTCGACCTTTGATGGCGCAATGCCACGCCGGCGCTGCTCGGCCTCGCTGAGATCCTTCCAGTAGGTGTCGATGTAATCCCACACATCCTGCACGAATGCCCAATCCTTCTCGCTGAGCTGCGCGAGAAGCTGGCGCGCTACAGGCTCGGGATACGCAAGCTGACCGTTGTCGAGTACGCCGCCCAGGAGCGCGCGGCGATTGCCCTCGTTGCCCCAATTGAGCGCCACCGCGATTGCATCAGCCTTGCTGTAAGTGACGCCCTGCGACTCGATCGTGATGTTTTTCTTGTGGAGCTTGGCGAGATCCTTGGTGCTGTAGTGCTTGAGGTAGATCCCTGACACATCCTCCTGCGCCTTGTGCAGCGCCGGAATCAATCGCTCGGAGTAGGCCCGCCTGAGCGGCACGATGATGTAGCGCGACACGGCCCCAAAGCCAGCCTTGTCGAGCACCCTCGCGATCGAGCTCGGCCGCAACCAGTTGGTGATCGCCTGATCCTTCGCCTTGACGACGCCCTGTTTCTTGGTCTTGTGGCCACCGTGCAGCGCGATCTCGGTATTGTTCTCGAGCACCGATGCCTCGAGCTCCACAGCCACATCATCGAGATTCAGCGTCTCGCCGTTGACGAGGTAATTGTTCATCTCGGCCTGCTTGGCCATGTGCTCAAGCTGCTTGACGACATCCCGCAGGCCGCGCATCTCCTCGACCGTGAGCTGCTGCCAGTTGACCGTCTCATCGACAATCTTCGCCAGCGTCTCCGGCGTCACGATCATGCGACCGTCCTCGACCATGTCGCGGAGATCCTTGAGACGCTCCTCGCGATCGACCTGAGACAGCGACTTCTTGCGCAGATCTACGCCCTCGAGGACCGCGTCGATCTGATCGAGGAAACCAGCCTTGCCCATCTGCTGCCGCTTGCGAGGCTTCTCGAATTTCGCGAGATAGTTCCGCGCCTTGGTCATCTCGGCCTCGGCGCGCACGGCTGCACGATACATCTCGTGATTGATGATCTGCTGCCGCTTGAAGTTGTAGGCCGCCTCCCAATCCTTGCGGGTCGCTGCCTCGAATGCCTGCCGTGCCGCCTTGCGCTCGGCTGCGAGGTAGATATGCGGCTTCACCTCACGCACACGACGCCGGCCTATGGCTTCCTTGGCGCCGGCCTTGATCGCTGCCAGCTCGGCCCGCTTCGGCAGGATGCCACGGTTCGCCGCCTTGGCCTGACGCTCCTCGCGGGCAATACGGCGCTCGGTAGCCCTCACAATGCCCCTGTCGCGACGCTGCAGGGCCCGTAGCTGCCGCAGCTCGGTCATCAGTACATTCGCCCTGCGCTCGTTGTGGACCGCCTTGAGGGCCGTCTCAGACAGTGTGCCGTCATGCAGCGGGTCGGGATACCGCTGCCGCATACGGACATCGGTCTCAGCCTCGATCCAATCGGTCATCTTCGGAGCACTGGCCAGCTCGTTCATCATGGCGTGAGCATCCCGGTAGCCGAAGATCCTGGCCGCCTCATTCACATCGACGCCACCCTTGGCCGCGTACACCCACGGCCTCGGGAGCTGGTTGAGAAACGTCTGGTCAGGGCCGAGCAGATCGAGCAGCGATTGCTTGTTGATCTTGAACGGCGACATCGTCGGCGCACTGCCATCCGGCTGCGTCCCGCGCTGCAGCATAAACAGCGCCTTGTAGACGCGCATCTCGTGAGCTTCGGTCTCGACCTCGGCGCGCACCTTTTCGCGCTCGTGCTTCCACCATGCCATCGACTCACGCTTGAGCGCCTGCAGCACCGTCTGGTGTTCCTTCTCGACGCCCTCGTTGTGGGCGCGCACCAGCTCATTGCGATACACCGCGTAGGCTTCCGGCGACATGCCGGACTCCTCCTGCGTCATAAACAGCGAGGCGTACTCTTGATGATTCTCGGCGATCGCGATTTCCTCATCGCTCGCCAGCATCCGGTCCATGACGCCACGGATCTCCGGCGTGAGTACCTGCGCCTTGGGGCCGCCGCGAATGGTGCGGTACACGTTGAGCAGCCATGAGCGGAATGCGTTGAAGGCATCCCGCAGCTTGATGCTCGGTGCCTTGCCCTCCATCGTGTAAGCCTCGAATGACTCGGCCCACTTCTCATGGTGCTCGCGCGTGATCTCGTGATAGCTGTCAACGCCGAGATAATCGAGGATCGTCTGCCAGTCATCCTTGATCTGCTGCGGCGAGTCAGCCCTCGACGCCAGCGATCCCATGATCTCGAGATAGAGATGGCCGGCCTCGTGAATGAACGTCGATAGGTTGTGCGACTCGTAGAGACGGATGACACCCTGGCGGGCATTGTTGAACGTGATCGAGCCGCGCTTGCCCTGAAAGAGCTGCTGACCGTTCATTACGTTGTTGCGGATCTTGTTGGTCAGATCCATGACATGAACGATCTCTTGCTCGCCGTTGTACTCGTCGAGCTTCGCCTGAGCGACGTCACTGGTATCGAACGGACCAGCGCGCCGGCGGCCGTCACGATCGAGGATGTAATACTGCGGCACCTTGGTCGTGGTCCGAGACCACTGGCCATTCGTGTTCTTGTAGCGCGCGTGATCCAAGACCGTGTCGAGCCGGAATGGCTCGCCATCCTTGGTGCGTACCTGCTGGCCGTTGAGTCGCACTTTCGCGTCGCGGTCGAGCTTCTTGACAATCTTGCGGAGCTGCTGCGGCACCGTCTTGTCGTAGAAGTTGCGCATCGGCCAGCCCTTGACCTGCATATCATCGCCGGTCAGCGTCACAGGATACTGGTAGTTGAAGTGATGCTCGGCCTCACGCATGGCCTTATCTTTGTCAGCGAACACCATCAGATCGTGCATGGCTTGGTTGCGCTGAATCGTGTCGCCGTGCTGCACAACGACATAGGCATCGAGGAACGGCCGTGCCGGATCACCCCATAGCTGCTGCCCAATATCAGCCGCCGCCGGCTCACCCTTATCCATCTCGGGGAAGCGAATCATGCCGCCGGTCTGCTCGAGGTATTCCCGGCCGGTCATTACCTGAATGGTGCCGCGCTCGAGATTGTTCTCGAAACGCTTGCGCTGCTCGGTTTCAAGCATCTGAGCCATCTCGGATCCGACATACGTTGCCAGCTTGGCGCGCGGCACCGTCTCCGAGAAGTTGAGCCCTATGCGTCCCTCGCTGTCCTTCGAGTAGACCTTGAGCTCCTCTTTGACCCAGTTGTACTGCACCTCGTCGGCGTAGGTAGCCAGCGAATTGCGAATGACCTGAGTCTCGCCAGTCGTCCATGCGACCTGATCGTAGCCTTGCTCGGCTGCCAGCCTGACCATGCGTTTCAGAACGAGATCGACCCACTTGTTGTTCTTGAATGGCGCATCAGGCACGGCGTCGATCTGCGCATCGACCATCTCCTTGTGCTTGCCGTGAATGAGTCGCTGCAGGTAGACCTCAGCCTCGAACTGGTCAGCGACCGCACCTTTGCCGACTGACATCTTGCTCGGCTGGCCGCTTTGATTCGTGCCGTAATAGATCTGCTCACCAGTCTTGGGGTCCAGGGCGATCCACTGAAACTCATCCTGACCGACGACGAAATTCGGCGCCGGCGGGATGCCCTCACGGTAGCCACGCTTGCGACCGCGCTGGTGGAGATCCGATTGAATCTCCTCGATGAACAGGATCTTCTCGCCGTTCGGGCCGATGCGGTCCTTGACCCTCGCCCATCCCATGATGTTCGGATAGTCGAAGTGGCTGAAATCGTAATTCTGCTGCATCCCGACCGGATTCACTTCCGCGTCGGTCATTGAGTATTCGCGCTTGAACTCGAACCGCAGACCGTAGTCGCCCATTGCCCGCATGAACCAATCGACGTCCTTCTCGAGCAGGCCATTGAACATCCATCGCTCGTAGCCGTCGCTGGCCTCAACCAGTCGCATCTCGATCTTGCGGCTCAGCGCCTTTTGCACGACTGCATTACGCAGCTCGGCTGATCCCATGCCGGCGCCCTTGAATTCGCCGGTGTAGAGAATCTGCGCTTCCTGCACCTCGGGCAGCTTGAGGATGATCTCGCGATAGTTACGACCGCCGCCGAGCGTCTGGTCCTCGTTGATTGAAGCCGGCGCATCGAATGTGCCGGCAGGATCGAGACCGAGGTAATGCTTCTCGATGGCGGCCATCGCATCGTCGAAGTCTTGCTTGTTGATCGGTGCGTCGATCGGCAGAAACTCGCCATCCTGCTCATTGCGAACCGCGACGTTGCCGGCGTCGTGATCGACCAGCACCTCAAAAACGTGGCCAGTCTCGCGCTCGGTTACATCCCATATCTCGATGCGACCGTCCATGACGTCATCGAAATCGACCTCCCATTTCTCAGCCGCGAAATCGTATGGTGCCGGCTGCGCATCAAGGCTCGGCTGAATCTGCTGACCACCGCCCTGCTGAATTTCCTCAACGACAACGCCATTGGCGCGCACGTAATCGAGCAGCTCCTCGCGCGTGACGTTCTCCATGAGATCGAGGTACTCGGGGATCTGCAGCCAAGTGATCTCATCGGCCGTGACTCCCGGTTGCTTCTGCAACCAGCCCAGGACCGTCTTTGCGTCACCCTTCGGCATCGGCATGGTGCGCACCGCTACCTCGACGGCCGAGTAAAAACCGAGATCCGTGGACTGGTAAAACTGGTTCGGCCGCTGGCCGGTCATCTCGTCGATCTGATCGACCAGCGCCGCCTCCTGCGGACGCAGCTCGCGCAGTCGATCCCTGATCTTCCGCTGCTGCTCCTCCATCTTGCGGAAGTTGTTGAACAGCTCGCGCGGGCTATTGCCACGGAGCAGGCCGCCGGCCATCTGCCCCTTTGTCCACATATCGGGATTGGCGAACAGCATGGCGCTCAGGCGATTCTGCAGCGCGAGATCATCGTTGAGATCTACCGGAGGATCCATGCCCTCGAACGGGCCGGCACCGACGATCGGCGCGCCTCGCTCGGTATCAGGATTCAGCGGCGTCCAGTGCTTCACCGTGTCCTTGATCCACTGAATATCGCCGTACTGAATGTCGAGCTCGCGGGACTCCTTTTGCACGGCAGCGAGATCTTTGCGCAATTGCTTGAGCTGGCCCTCCCGGTACTCGCGGATCTCGCCCAGGACATCAGGACGCTTGCGGATCTCGGCACCGCGATCGCGCGCACGACTGGCGATGTCAACGACATCGAACTCAGCCATTGCCAGCATCCGATTGACGGCCTGCGTATCGCTTAGGCCGTCGCGGACCCACTGCTCGAGCAACCGCTTGTCGCGGTCACTGACCTTGTAGCCAGCCGCCTCGAGTTTGCGTATGCAGTCCCTAACCGCCATCGTTGTCCTTCACATCAAGGAACGCCGTCACCAGTGCGATGAGCAGCTCGTCCTCTTGCAATATACGCCTATGCCTGAGCTGCTCAGCCTCCCCCATCCCCGGCGGGTAGGTAGGCTCAGGCGTGATCGGCGGCACCGGCGGCGTGACACCAGTCCTGCCGAAGTGGCTCGACAGGTAGTGGCTTGCACCGTAATGAGAGCTTTCATAGTGGCTACTCATGTGCCGTCCGTGTTGGTGATGTCACGGCCACCGTTGACCGCGTCATCGCCCTCGATTCGATTCTTGCTGTCAGCGGCATCCCTGATCGCATAGCTGCCGTCACCAGCCTGTACCACGCGGCCGGCGGCATCAGCACGAATCAGCCTCATCTGCTCAGCGAACGTCTCGTTGTTCTCGATGACGTAGTTGAAGATGTTGGCGATGTCCGCATCAGAGATCCGACCCTCAATCAAGCCGCCGGAATTCTGCGACAGGATGCGCACCTGATTCGAGGCTGCGACATCGAGGATGTTGTTGTTGGTGCCCTGCAGGGCGACACCGTACTGACCGTCCTCAAACCTGACGAAATACGGCGGGATAATCAGGAACGCCTGAGCGTAGGTGAAGCCGGAAATCGTGTAGGACGGAAAGTTTTGCTGCGTGTCAGGCCACGGAATTCCATCGACCGACTTTTCCCAATCCTTGAGATCTCGCCAGAACTGCACTGTGTCGAGCTGCCGAACCTCCGGCGATGCCTGAATGATCGGCATGTCCGCGCGAGGAACGAAGATCTCGCCGGTGATCGGATCGACACTGATAGCCATTACTCGTCACTCACCAGGGTAATCGTCGCAGCAAGCCCTCCCGCGCCGATGGTGTCGTTGATGTTGGCCGCCTTGTAGACCGGCGATGCCGTGCCCTTGCGCACGTAACCAGTGACCGCCTGCGGCGTCGAGCCGGCATAGCTCGCTGATACCTGACCGCTCGCATTGGTGATGCCGTAGGTGATGACATCGACACCGCCCGGAGTCGTCTCGAGGAACACCTTGGCACCCTCGATCGGGCTACCCTCAGTATCGAGCACCGTGATTGTGACCGTCACCGTCTGGTTGATCGTGACCGTGCCTGTATAGCCGCCGGCTACCTCGTAGCTGAAAGTGCCGACGCCGTTTGTGATGTTGATGGTGACATCGCCATCCAAGGCATTGTCGATGAAAAAGACCGTGTTTCCCGTGGAACCGCCACTGGTCGTCTCGTAACCATTTACCTCATAGCCGTCGATATTGAATGTCGTCAGGCTGGCCGTGTTGAGGTTGATCTGAATACCGTAGCCAGTGCCATCGGAATTCAGCGTGATGTTGTCTTGCGCGGAGGGATCGGAATTGCCATCCCACAGAATCGCACCATTGGCATCATTCGAGCCGTTGAACGTCAGCCGATTGCAAGTGAGATCCTCGAAATACACCTGATCGCAGTTATTGAAAATGCAGTCATTGGCGTACTTGCTCGCGGTGTTCGCCGGGAAAGTGATAGCACCTAGATCGGTGAACGTGACTGAATCGAGCTGCAGCGTATTGACATCGGCGCTCGACATATCGAACTGAGCGCGCGTCCCGGTATTGACGATGACCACGTTGTCGAGCACGAAGCTGATCGTGTCAGTGGCATTGCCGACAACCCGAAACGGAAAGTGCGTCGCACCTACAGCGCGGCCGCCAGCGTTATCGCCAACCCAAAACCACTGCTCATTTGCGGCTGAAAAATACGCATCAGCATTGGCTGTCGGCTCACCCCACTCAGTAGGCGCAAAGAACCAATACGATTCGCCGACTGGATTGGCGACCATGCCCCACCCGTTTGTGACATCGTCGCCCTGCACATCGGCCATCGTCTCGGGAGTGCCGACCGTGCCGCCATTGATGCGCAACGCATAGCTGCCATTGGCGTGATACGTCATGCGATCGAGGGCTAGGTTCGCGACGTTACCCTGGGCCTTGGCGTTGTGGAATGTGCCGATACCGAATTGAGTTACAGCCGTCTGGTCGAGGTTCGCCTCGCTACCGGCATAGACCGCAAAGTTTGTTCCCGGCGCTGCGACGATCTCTGAAACATCGAGCTTATAGACGTTGAAGAACGGACCAACAGGCATTCCCTGTGCATCGTTGCCACCAACGGAATAGCCGATGCGATCGGTGCCGTCGCCAAGAAGGATCTGCACCCCACGATTCGCAAATGTCTGCGGCAATGCGTCCTTGAGAAGCACGTAGGCCGTGGCGTCACTGAGATCTATATTCAGGCCAGTGCCACCGGAGTCGGTCGTCGTGTAGAGCTCGTCGTCGTTGTTCGAGTGCTGCGCCCTGACAGCCTGAGTACCCTCGTAAAACTGACCGGCCAGAGGCTCATCAGCGAGTGCGCCGCCGGATGTCGAAAATGTAACTGAGACATCTTCGCAGTCGTTGATTTCAGTGCGGAGATCCGTGCTCATCGACACACCCTATCGAGCACCAGCGGCAGACATGCTGCGGCAAACATATCTGTGTCCTGCGGTGTTGAGATGCGCGCGGCCTGTGCGGCCGGCGTCACGTAGCGACGGAGGTTCTCATCGTAATTGCCGAAGATCACAGCCGGATTTTTCACCGGCTGGATCTCGTCAATCGTCTCCCGAGCGCCGGGAATCAGAAAGATCCTGCGCTCCTCGTCGATGTCGGCTATCGCATCTGCAATCCTGTCGAATTCTCGATACGCGCCGCACCCCGGTACATTTCCGACCATGCGCCAATCCTTAATCTGGTAGGCGGCGATCGTCTGTTTCCACATGCGCCACTCGACGAATAGCTGCTCATCGGTGAAACCAGACTCCCATACGCCAACAACAATCACTCATCCGGTGTCCGAATCGTCGAGACGGAGAACGGGCCAAAAGTGGTCGTCGTCTTGAACGTCTTGATCGGATTCGGCGAGCCTCCACGACGCACCGTGACGGCTACCTGCTCGCCAGGGTTAGTCCACGTAGCGGTGTAGCTTTCGTTGCCGCTGCCAGAAACGTGCTCCTTGTCAATCAGCGCGCGCATCAGGTTATTGCCGATGGTCGCTGTATTCGGAGCCGTGCCTACCAGCGTGAACGTGCCGGTCGTGTTGGTGTAGGAGCTGTACTCGAGCAGATCGTAGTTGCCATCGGAGTCACGCTCGAGCCGCAGGAAGCCGGCCGCCGGCGTGTTGTTCGGGATGTTGCCTGCGCCTACCACAACGGTCGTCGATACGCCGCCAGTCACGCCGGCGGTAATCGTCATCTCGTCGAAGTTGGGCTCGGCATCGCCGTTGACGTCGAGCGAGGCACCGTCCCACGGATAAACCGAGATGCGGTCGCCGATGACAAGGTTTGTGACTGTGCCAGAGCGATTGTCCGGCGGCTGAATCGTGACTTCGAGCAGGTTCGGGAAGCTGTCGCCGGCGATCGCGTCGCTCGGGTCGATGGCAATACCGAAATTGGTCTGGAAGTTTGTGCCGGTGAAGTTGCCGACGAACTGGTTGTTGATCGTTCGCGTAGCGACTGCACCGTTGACGTCGATCTGATTGCCGGACGTCTTGCCGAAAAGCGTCTGATTGTCGAGCGGCACAACGCCGGTGAGCTGCTGCCCGTAGACGTTGCCGGTCGTACCCTGGTCGTCGAGTGCGAGCAGGAGGATCTGACCGCTGGCCGTGTTGTTGACTACCGTGCCGGTCGTAGCCGTCCATTCGCCAGCACCGCGCAGCGTCGTGATCGCCTCGGTGTTGTTGAACTGCCCGAACGGGTCGGCAACGATGATCGTGCCAGTGCCAGCCGTATCATCGACGTAGATGACGCGACCTCGAGCACCGCCGGCACCCTCGACCACCTCGCCCTCAGTGACCAGTGTGCCGCTGCCGCCGGTGTACGGGATCTCGGTGCCGTAGGCCAGAACCTCGGGCTCGGTCAGATTGGCGGTCTCGCCGTCATACGCAAAGTTGCGATTGAAGCCGGTGAATAGCTGAGCGTTGCGACCGAACAGCGTCTCGGCCGTGCCACGGCGCTGAATGTACTTGGTGCGCTCGTAAGTCTGCAGCGCACTCGCTGAGCCGAAGTCGATCGACAGGCCGAAAGGTGTCGGGCCCGAACCCTCGTTGAAGTCGAGCGTCTGGTAGCCCTCGGTGACAACAATCGTGTTGTACGGCGCGCCTGCAACCGTGCCGGCTGCCGTGTTGTTGTTCGAGTCGCCCGAGGAGAACAGGGCGAGCGACGTTTCGGCGGTGCCGACTGTCGTGAAGCCCTCGAAGTAGGACTCGCCATATTCGAGCAGCTTGCCCTTGATGCGCTGGCCGTCGATAGCGACGCCATTCTCGATCGTCTTGACCAGAATTCGGACCTTGCCGGATACCGAATCGGGGAAGTAGGCGTTGTTCCAGTAGTCGGTGATGATCGCGTCCTCTTGAATGAGGATCGGCCGCGTCGTCGTCAGCGGCGTCGTCACCTGTACGCCAAGGCCCGAGTACAGGGTGCGCGTGTTGCCCGAGCCCTGCTCCACCGAGCCGCCGTACATATGCTGCGCGACCGTATCGTTGATCGTCACCAAGCCAAGCAGTCGGATGATCTGGTCGGTCTGCCGATCCGTCGCGGTCGGGTCGATCATCGAAAGATCGTCGTCACCCGCGATGGTCTCGTCATCGTTGAGATCCGACAGGAAGCGATGCAGCTCGAGCGGCGTGTAGCCGCGAGGATGCACCTCACCGTTGACCGTGCCGTCACCAGCGATGTCGCCAGTGAATGTGTCGTTGTTGACCGGCAGGCCAAAGGTGTCGATCTCGGTGATGAAGCGGACGTCGAGCTCGCCGGTCGCGCCAGCGTCAGAGACTACCGTGATGACTTCGGCCTGCTGGCCGCCGGAGAACGTGAGGATCTCGCCGGCAACCACGTTCGACGTCTGTCCGTCGAACAGGAAACTGTGCGTTGCCCCGATGGCGGGGCCGGTCCACGCGATGTCGATGTCGCCGGCCGTGTCTGTGACCGAAACGTCATCGCGCAGGTACGCGGGATAGAGCAGGAGATTCGAGGTATCGACGTCAGCCGTCACAGCTCCCTGCGTCAGCGTGTCGGCGGCATCCGGCGGGATTGAGCCGTCGATGATGGCAATGGCCAGCTTGCCGGTCGTCGTCGGAACGCCCGGAATGTCGGAGACGATGAAACCGGAGTCGGCGCCAGCATTCCATGTGACAAAGGCTCCCTCCTCCACAAAGCTACCGCCGGCGCGGTTGCTGTAGGTCACGTTGTAGTAAACGGTCATCCTTGAACCCCTAGTTTAGTGTCTCGCCTCTTGGCTGAGCAGTGATTGAATCTATGTAGCCCCTGCCGTCCCGCTTCACATCGAAAAAATAGGCGACCCGAGAGCGATGCTCCTGGGCCGCCTGAATTTCCTCTAGCACGGAGCGGAGGGGAGTCAGGTCAACATTCACGACTGCATTATTCAGTCGCTTGTCACGAATCAGTGCTTGCAGGGTTGCCAGCACCTCGAGCTGAGTCTGTGAGCGGGCAAGATCGGCGCGGGCGCGCTCCTCCTGGGCTGCGATGAGCCTGTCAAGTTTATCGACAAGCTGGTCGAACTGCTCGATCTTGGTGATTTCGCGCTCGTATTCGACCTCAGCGCCATCTTCCTCGAGCTCATCGAGCTCCCGCAGAGAGATAGTCTTTTCAGCCACTTACGCAATCTCGCAGCTTTTTGAGCAAGTTTCGACGCTCAACTGCTGCGTCAAATCTCCGTTGTGCAGCAACTTTCAATTCAGCCACCTTGCCCGTTTCCCTGACGCGAACTCTATCAGTAAATGTTAAATCGCCAAAGTCCTGCCGCTCCCAAATATCGGGCATGTGGTCCATTACCTGCTGCACGAGGTGGTCCACACCGTATTGCTCGTCCTGCATCGTATCCACGGAGTCGAGCAGGCCAACCAGCTCGACGAGCTGCTGAAAGCTGAGATCGTCCATCTGATCGAAGGTGTCGAGCGCATCGAGTGCCTCACGCACCTCCGCATTGGTCATGGTGTTCAGATCGAGGCCGGCCTCGCCAATGAGCGCCTCGAGCTCATCGAGACGCCGCTGCATCTCCATCGCCTGCGGGTCAGCGTCAGGCCCGAGAACGGGCTTACCGCCGATCTCGTCCCGTATGGCCTCCACGAGCAGGTTCTCGTCGCGTGACGCAATGTAGCCCGCCTCAGCGGCCTTTTCCGCTGCCGTGGCCAATGTCATGCCGTCCCGCTTCACCAGCCCCCTGATCGCCTTACCGGCGTCCATAGCCGACAATTCGCCACCCTCGTCCATGACACCGCCAGCTTTGCGCAGGAACTCGCTCAGTCTGGTGCCGAACAAGTCTTGCTCCTTGGGGCCGGTGCCCTCCCGCAGCATGTTGATGTACGGATCTACATAGGCGTCGATGTCCTTGTCGGTATGTGCGTCAGCGAGAACCCGACGCACTCCACCAAAGAATTGCTTGTAGAGCTGCATCGGATCCTCGCCGGCGCGACGCGCCAGATTCGGAATGCCGCGCATGATCTCGGCCGTTGTCCTGGCCGTCTGCGGGTCGAACGCATCCGTGGCGACAAGCTGGTTCACGACATCGTTGATGATCTGCTCATCGACATCCTGCTCAGGATCGAGGATCTTCGCCGCCAGCTCCTCGAGCTCGGAGATCATGGCTGGCTTGTTTTTATCGTAGAGATCGGCCTCGTGCGCCGACATCTGCGTCTCGGGGTCGCTGGTGATGTGCTTCTGGAAAAACTGGTGATGCTCGGTTCCAGCTATTTTCGTGGCGTAGTCGTTTATCGGGATCTCAACCGTGCCGCCGCGTTCGCGCGCCAGCTCAATATCTTCCTTCTTGACGTTGAGATGCGCCGCCACCTCGTCAGGATCGTGGCCCTTCTCCTGCCAGTATTGATCGAACTGCTCGACATCGACATGCAGCGATTGCACATCGCCATCGGCCGTCACGCGGCTGACGAAGTCCTGATAGGTTTTCGGCACCTCCTGCCGCAGCCGTGACGCTTCGGCCGAGTCGCCGAGTGCCTGATACACGAGCTCCATCTGTTTCGCGCGGCGCGCTTTCATGCCGTCACGGATGATGGTGGTGGTGCCGCCGGCGCCGGCAAGCAGCACCGTGCTTTTCATGGTCTCGGCTGCAATGGCGCCGATGCGCTCGATAACCTGCTCGCGGGTCAGGTAGTCGTCGCGATCGTTCATGTACTTGAGGGCCTCACCGCCGGCCATCGTCACCGACTCCTGAAAGATCTCAGTCGCGATCTCGGACGTCATGCCGATGCCGAAATCCTTGGTGCCCTGCCACACGGCGTCGCGGAACGTCTTGCGCTTGAGCGCGTCTGCAACGACCTCCTTGGCGAGCTGACCTTTGATCTCCCTGATCCCCGGCAGCTTTGACAGCAATACGCCGCCGCCAAGGGCTTCGGCCGCACCGCCGAGATTGCCGACAATGGTCGCGGCCCAGGCTGCGTCCTCGTGACTGAAACCCATCTCTCGATATTCTAGGTAGGCATGACCGCCCTCCTGCGTCTCTGAGTAGCTGAATGCGCCGGCACCGAAGCCGATCGTCAGGCCGCTTGACCAGCCGGCCAACATGCCGGGGCCCGCGCCGACGACCGGAAAGATCGTGCCGCCAGTGATGGCGCCAGTCGTGGCGCCCACAGTGCCGCCGACCATTGCGCCTTTCGCGCCCGACTCCCACGCGCCAATGAAATTCGCCGATTGCTTGGTCAGCGCAACGACCAGCGAGTGAATGCCGGAGGTGTCGAAATCGTGGTCAACGCTATACTTCTTGAGCTCCTTGATGCGCTCCTCGTCACCGGGAAGAAACACACCTTCCTGCTGGCGGGCGCCAATCTCGCCGAGCTCCTGCATTGCCCACGAGTGATGCCACGCCTGCTGAATCGGCCGAAAGGCGCGCTCCATGCGCGTGAGGTTCTCCTTGTCGGCCTTGAGCACGGAAAGGTGATACGGATTGTCGGCCGCAAACTCGAGCCACTTCGGATTGCTGTCGCGGTACTGATCGGGGTCGAACTTCCGCATCTCGACGAGCTGACTGATATTGTCGAAGTCAGCGTCGATGACCTCGAGCGGCAAACCAGTCTGCCCACCGAGCTCGAGGATCCTCGAGGCGCGGTTCGGCTCGACGTTGACCGCGTTACCGGCCGCGAGCCGCTGGCGCTGCTCCTCCTCCCGCTTGACCTCGGAGTAGTCGCGGAGCTCGGGGAGGTAGCTCTCGGGCATCAGTAGTCACCTATGCCGAGGATCCGAGACTTGGCGGCGGCAGTGTCGCCGGTGACGTAGTAGTAGTACGCCTCCTCGATGTCCTTGTCGTCGATTTCCTTGCCGGCCGACTCGGCCAGATTGCGAGCGTAGTCGGCGAACGACAGCGGACGGCCCTGGCCATCGGTATCCACGATCTGAGCCTGAGCCTTTTCGATCGGGATGTAGGCTTTCTTTTTCTCGTCCTCGGTGAGACCGGCTGCGACGCGCTCGGGATCGGTGCCGATCTCGCGCACGAATACGCGCTCAGCCACGGTCTGCGCAGTGATCTCGCGGACCTCCTGCGGCGACAGGTAGCCGGAGCCAGTCTGGTTGTACTTGCGCAGCGACTCGTCCACGAGACGCTTGTTGACCTCGGTGTCGATGCGCAGATACCGCTCGTATTCGGCGGTGCCCGGAGGCGGCACCCGCTTGAACATGCCGGAGGGACCGACCAGCAATCCGCGCAGCACCTCGTCATCGGGATCGCCGCGATAGATGTTCGGATCCTTGCCGGTCGCCTGCGCGTCCTGAATGACCTTTTGCTCAGTCGCGAGCCTGTTCCAGTCCTCGCGCGTGAACTGCGTTTTCCACTCCGGCGTGTTGATATTCAGCTTGGCGCGCTGACCCTGCGGCATCCGGGTCCATGCGTAATACATATCCTCATTCGTGGATTCGGCGAAGCCGTCATTGTCCTGCCACCGCTCGGCGTACACCCGGAGCTGATTCTTGGTCGGCACATCGAGTAGCGACAGCAAGCCGGAGTCGAGCTGACCGTAGCTCGCACCGCCCTCGATGGCCTGCGACAGTGTGGTGACGATCTCGTCGCGCGCCATCTCATCGACAGCCTTGTCCTCGTTGTTGCGCTGCGTCAGCTCCATCTCGAGGAAGTCACGCTTTTGCGCGTAATCAGGATCATTACGATCGAGCATCTCGCGCGCCTTGCGCTTGCGCAGCGACAGGCTCGCGGCATCGGTCTCGCCATACATGCGCGTGACCGTGTCGATGATGTCGTAGACGTCGCCTTTGACGTTCTCGGTTTTCAGCTCCTCCTTGGTCGCATCGAGCATCTTCTTGACCGTGTCTGCCGGCAGGAAGTCAGCAATCGAACCAGAGCCCTTGCCCTCGCGAATGTCCTCCTGCGTGATCGGCCCATCGGTGCGCCGCGTCATCAGCGATCGCTCGAGCTCCTTGACGCGCACCTCGGGATCCATGACCGTGAGCCGGTCCTGGGCGACCTCCTGCACGAAACCCTGTTTCATCTTCTCGGCCTCGAGCGGATCGAGGCCAGTTTGCTCAACGGCCGCGTCCACCTGATCGAGCGTCGTAAACATCAGATCATTGGCGGTGTTCGGGTCAGCCAGCCGAATGCGCTCGGCATTGCGACGCAGGTTGCCATCGAGCTCGACGAGACGTTTTTCGTTGCGCACCTCACGCGCGCGGTCATTTACGGAGACTGCGCCACGCTCGAAGATGACCTCGGACTCAGCGGTCAGTAGCTCCTGATCGCTCGGGTCCATTGCGTACCGACCAAAGACCTCCTCTCGCCGGCGAGCAGTGGCCTCCCGATAGCGACGATCATGCGTCTCGGTATCGGGATCGTCCTTGAGCGCCTCGCGCTCCTCGAGCTCGGCGTCGATGAGTGCGTTTTTCGCCAGCGCGTATTGCAGCCGATCATTCTTTTGCTTTTTCTCGGCTGCCATGTTGACGAACGTGGCAATCGAACGATTCAGCGCGTCAGCCAGCTCGACGCCGCTCTTGTCGGGTAAGTCGATGCGATTCGAGCGCAGGCTTGGCCGTGCGCCGTAGTCCTCAACTGTCGGTAGCCTTGCCATTAGCTGTCACCACTCCTGAATGTTGCGGATACCGATGTCGAGAATGCCGTCAGCCCACCTGATTCTGAGAAATTACCGACACCGGGATCGAATACGGCAGGCTCGATCCTGTAAGCAATGCCCATCGACATCGAATTGAAATTGAGACCTGTATTGATGCCGCGCATAAACGTCGCGCCACTATCGACACCAACCACATCGACCGTGTCGTCGGCAGTATTGTCCTTGATGGACGCCGCGATCTTGAATGTCCAAAGTGCAGCCCCCGGCATATTTTCGCGGAACAATGCGCTGTCGGACGTATTCTGTGAATTCTCGTTGTCAACCGTGATGCCGCTGAGCGCGCCAGCATACTGATTGCCGGTAAGCACGATGACATGCAGGATCGACGGCGATCCCTGACCGAATATCAGGCAGTTATCTTCTGAGTCTCCGGTCGCAATGCGCGGAAAAATACCGAGGTTGAATCGACTCTGCAGCGAATTGAAATTCAGGACGCCGCCAGTGCTTGACCAGATCTGAAATGTCGGTGTGCGCAGCGTGACCGAACCCATGCCAGGAACATTCGGCCCGTTTGCGGCAATAGCGATCATAATGTCGCCGACAGATCGTGGCGGCGCTGCAACCGTGCGCTCAGCATTGCCGACAAAACTGCCGACCGGCAGCGCGATCGGTGTGCCCTCGACAAAGCCGGTGTAACCACCAGTAGGAGCAGCCGCGCCGCCAAGCACTGATCCGAGCAATAGCTTCACGCAAATGCCTCGGCAAATGTGGCGAGCCATGTCGAACCTCCGTCACGAGAGCGAATTGCGAGTAACGCCGTGTCATTCGGCGCCGGATCCGGCAGTGCATTGCCTCCTGGCCACTCGAACGATACCGGCCATGTGATCGTGCGCTGCGGGCCGTTCATCAGCACCTCAATCTCCATCTGCGCCAGCTCGCCGGAAATCGGCAGATTGCTGAATGTGATGCTCGGAATGTCCTGATTGACGATGAGCCACACCGACTGACCGAGTGCGTAGTTGATGGTGATGCCACCGCCGTTCGCTATGACCGTTTGCTGCTTGATGGTGAAATCGAGGATCGGGTAGCTGTTCAGATTGATGTTGCCGCCGGTGATGATCTCGAAATCACCGAGCGCCGTGACCGTGATGTTGCTGCTGCCGTCCTGTGCGATGCTGCCTTCAATCGCGTCGCCATAGCCGTAGAAGGCGAACCGCCGAGTGCCGACGCCGCTGATAAAGATACCGTTGCCAGTTGACCAGAATGGCTCGTTGAACCGCATGACCTCGACCGCTGCGCTGCCGAGCACCTCGAGGAACGGAAACGGCTGCTCGGTGTCATTGACGCGGAACGTGATCGTGTCGAGATTGTCCGGCGTCTGAATAATCAGCGAGGCGCCGGTCTGAATGACGATGCCCTGATCGGTCGTGTTGCCGACCGTTGTCACTGCCTGCAGATCGTCGCCGCCACCGCCGCCTGACCCCACCAGATACAGCGTGAACGTCAGCGCATCGACGTCCGGCTCGAGGATCTCCGCAATTGCACCGTCGAGCTGGTAGAGCACCAGTGCGCCGGCACCGTCATCGACAGGAACCAGTGTGCCGCCGACAAGATCCCGATTGCCGTCGAAGTCGCCGGCGCGCTGCCATGCTGACGTCTCGCACACCCATATGCCATTCTGAATCGGATCGGCCTGAGCCGTGACCAGAACTCGATCGCCGACGCTGTACGGGAAGTATTCTCCGCTCAGCGTGATCGGTGTCGTCGCGAGATGCTGGCATGGCGCCTTGATGGCGAGGCCAGAGACGAAGCTATCGGAGCGGAAATTCTTTTGCGCGGTCATGCGTTCATCGCTCCTGTCGAGGTGTAACCGTAACCCGGAATTTCCATGCCTCCCGGTTGCGATGTCGTCACGCTGTAGCCGCTTGCGCCACCACCACCACCGCCGCCGAAGCTGCCGCCGAATGCTGAATACGTGGACATGGCCGCCGTGATCGTATTGACGACGCCGATCTTGATTGCTGTCTTGCCCTCACGCTCGGCCGCCTCAGCACGGAACTGCAGGCCCTCGGCATCATTCTGGCCGGCCCATAGCCGCGACATTACGCGGTATTCGCCCTCGGCATTGAGATCGCCGAGCAGCGCGACAATGCTCGGATCATCGACGCCAGCACCGGAGGCTGCACTGACCGCAATGGCGCGCGAATGAATGCGCTTGCGATTGCGCTCCTCCTCGCCGGCTTCGCGGGTCGCCGCCGCCATGCGACGAGTAGCCGCCTCGCGGTAGCCCTTGGCCTCCTGATCCTTGAGCTTCTTGGTCTGATACGCCTTGTAGGCTTGACCGGCACCGGCGACGACCGCTGCCACTATCGCTAGTTGAGCCATCCGTACCACGCTCCATGTAGGTGTGTGAAACCGAGGCGATGCAGCAATCTGCAAGCCTCGGCGTCCGTAGCAATTGACATGACCGGCCCCCGGTACTGATCGACGAGATCCAGGCTCGCCCTGATTGCGCGCATAACTGTAATCGAATTCAGGTAGGGGCGCAGCTTCTCCGAGTGATCCGAAAAATAGATGCCGTAGTCGCGCTCGCGGGAGACGCCTACCAGTCCCTCGACCTTGCCGTCCATGAACACGGCATAGGCGCGCAGCGTGTTCGGGATCTTGCCGTAGTAGTCCCGAACATCATCAGCCGTGGCGAGACGCCACGTTATCTCCGGCCGCGTTTCTCGATCGACTCCATCTCGGCTAATGCCGCCAGAATCGTACACGGCCTCGGCGACTGCGCTTGCAGGCATATTCTCGAATCCGAATCCCACTCACCACCAAAACCGAACTGCCCCTCGTGATACCGACCATAGATCGTGTCCGCAGGCGTTACCTGAGCGTCCTCGACCGCTGGCAGATCGTAGAGGTTGTTGAAATCGGGTCCGTACTGCAAACCCTGGTGGTGCAGGTTTTCAGCAATGAAGCCGATCCGATTGATTTTCTTTTCCTCGAGCAAGCTCAGGCCATTGATGTCGCCGAGCTTGGTTGACTTGAACTGCGCCGTGTAAGGCAGGCCGACAACGACCTGAGAGAATGGCGCACCAGCGAGACCGGAGAGATCGAGCTCGCCCGGAGTACCGAAGATCGTCACCTGAGCCGTGCCCTTGTCGGCGCCGTCAGCCCATATGCTCACCGTGAGGCCCTGTAGATGATCGAGGCCGGTGAGCAGTGATGTCGGCGCGCCATCGTAGACGACATGCGAATCGACGCACTTGTTGATCGCACCGCCAATGGCCTCGGACTCGAGCGCCCACTTCTCGAGATAACGCTCCTCGCCCAAGCCGGAGGGTCCGGTGTTGCGGATCACCGTGTAATAGACCTGATCCTCCTCCCTGCCGGGGAGCACACAAACATCCTCGACCCACCCATTCGGCACGGAGTTATAGAGCCCCATCTCAATGTCGATCCAGCAGATCACATTTTCGAGCCTGTCGTAGACCAGCATCCCGACAGTGCCGTCCTCACGGACGCAATGAATGCGCACATCAGGTTTCATCTGCACGGCAATGTGCGTGATGCCGGCGACGTTGAAGTCCGGCGCGTAGACCGACAGATCGACGCTCTTGTAGTCCTGAACGTCGATGTCATACAGGAGCTCGTAAAGACGCTGCTCGGTGCGATCGACAAATACCGCCTTTGAGCTGATCGTCTTGATGTTGAAATTCGAGACCGTCAGCGGCTCATCGAAATTCGAGGATCTCGCCGACAGTGGGTTATTGCCGTCCATGCGCATCGCGGCGACGTTGTGTGAATTGTCAGTCGTGCCGATGAGCAGGCGCGCCATTGACAACAACCAGTTGATGTCGCGGATCGGGCCCTGGCCAATGGTTCTCGAGATCGTGCGCGCGTCGCCCTCGAGCTGGTCATCGAAGGACTCGAAATTATCGGACTCCGACAGGATGAGCTTCTCGTTGCCGCCCCACGCGAGCCGGCCCTCGTGAATCGCCACGGCTGACGGCCAGCCGGATTGATTCGACCACTCGCCCTCCCACCAGTCCTTTGTCGGCAGCAAGTTGCCGAACGGCTGCAGGACTCGCACTTTCGCCGTGGTCGAGCTCGTCACCTCGTAGACCCTGCAAATGCCCTGAATCGAGCCGCCGGAATAGTTCAGCGTGACCGTGACCGTGCCGCTGGTGTAATCGGCCACCTTGACGCCGATGCGGTAATAGATGATCTGACCGTCCTGACCATCGAGGAAGCTGGTGTCTGTCGGTGCAGTCCATGTGGTGCCTTGGTCATTCCACGGACCATCCTCGGTGAACGCGAACTGCAGCGTCACCGTCGCCGTGAACGTGCCCTCGATGATGATGCCGAAGCGGCGCGCCTCCTCGCTGCCGGTGACGCGGATCGGATTGGTCCACTCATCGGACGGCGGTGAGGTGATTGATTCAGTCACCACCTGACCGGAGCTCTCGAGACGGAACAGGGCGCCGTGATGTTGCGGCGCCTCGAAGTAAGGCGCGGTAGCGGTCAGGATGACTGGCGCCTGCTCGAAGCTGAGCGACCAGTCCGCATCGCCCTGAATCGCTGACACTGACATCGCAATCGGGCCGGTGTTCTGCACCTTGAACGGCCCGTTTTCCGGCCGGTAGGTGACGATGCCCCAGGATCGGGAATTGAAGCGGCGCTCGATTTTGCGCTGATCCGTGTCCTTGCAGGCGAGGTACATGACGTCGCCGGACTGGTCATAGCGCACGTTGAGGATGTCCTGATCGCTCGAGTACGGGTGGAAGAACAGCACCGGACCAGCGCCGGAGATGTTGATGTCGTTGACAAAGACGTTGTAGTCCTTGCCGTTCGCCAGCTCGATCCAGAAATCGCCGCCCGGAGTGAACTCAAAGTCGTAGGTGCCGCCGTTAAGAATCTGCTCGGGGATGTAGTCATCGTCGCCGGCGCTCGAGCCGACACGGAACACCGTGCCAGTGCCGCATGAGATCCTGATACCGTGCGCGACAAACTGGTCAGGCACGGCCACCGTAACCTGCTGCCGGATACGCGCGTAATTGGTGCCGTTGCCGCGCAGGATCGCGTTGATGCCGCCATCATTCCACGCGAACGCACCGGGATCCGAGGCGTCGATCCATCCGGTCAGGCCGCTGCCAAAACCGCCATTGGTGATCGTCGTCGAGACCGCAACGCGCTCGAGGAGCTGATCGTCAATACGGATCCGCGCGACACCGCCGGAATTGAGCTCGACCAGTGCCGTGTCATCGACGCCGAACACGAACGGAAGCTGACGCACTCGGTTGAGATCCTCGTAGCAGCTTCCGATGTAGGCGGTGCCGGGGCGCAGCATCATGGAGCCGAGTACCCTGGGCACGAAATTCTTTTGGATCTCGGCCGACATCGCCATGCGCTCGAGATCTACGCGCGCCAGCCCCCTCGAGGACACCACCCCTCGGTTGAAGGCGAGCAGCATTTTATCTTGCTTGGCCATCAGCCTATGAGCTGGCCACGGTTGCCGCGATCGCGACTGCCTCCACGGAACCCTTGCCGGCTACGCGCCCAACCGCCTTTCGGCGGGAACTTCGCCGGCGACTCCATCGCATCGGTAGCCTTGGCCTCGGCCAGCCATGTTTTCCACTTGCGCTCGAGCTCGCGCTCATTGAAGTCCATGCCGGTGATGCGCGGCGCCACCTTGTAGGCGAGATAGTGCTCGACCATCTCCGTGAAATTCGGCGGCCACAAGGTGAAGTCGGAACCCCACTGAGTGTCATCCGAGACGTAGGCGAAGTAGATCGTCTCCTGATCGCAGAATATCCACGCTCCCTCGTCCGAGTAGCGCGTGATCGGGATGTTGAAGTATTGATCGTGCGCCACCATGATCGTGCGCACGAAATCGGCTGGCTTGTCGAATGCGTACTGGTAGCCGAACGAGGGTGTCACCGATGGCGACGACCCCAATTCGACCGTGCGCTTGGCGAAATTCCACTGCCCCATCTGCAGGACACGCCGGACAAGATCGTTGTCCCATATGTCGTCGAGCTTGTAGCGCGGCTCACGGTTTTCGGTGAGATCTGCGAGCTTGCGCTCACCAATGATGCTGAGGGCACCATTGTAAAGCGTCAGTTTCGTCGGCATATCAGTCCTCCAAAGGGCCAGCGCATCCCTGCGCTACTGTTCAATCCTAGATCGGCTCACCGCTCGGTAGCCGCTTGGTGGTTCGCGGCCCATCGTGCAGCCAGTGGCCGCGTCTCAAAGCCGTCTTTGAGTACGCGGTCGCCGAGGCGCACACGCCACTTGTAATGCGAGCCGGCAAACTCGATGTCGTACTCGCTCGGTGCATCCACGGATGCCACCATCGCTGACTTGTACTGGTAGAACTCCTCCTGCTCGACGATCGTGTAGTTCCGACCTGACGCGACGACATGCAGCACTTGCTTCCAGCTCATGTCATCCGGCATGACAACGATCGTGTCTCCTGGGCGAAAGTGCTGCGAGATGTGCTGCCAGTATTTCTCGTCGAGGGTCTCCTCCGGCGTCGTGCCGAGCTCGACGTTCACGCGCCACGGCGTATTGAACTCGGCCTGCAGGCCGAATCGCGACTGCGTTACTGGTGCTGATTTCGCGGGCGCCTCCGGTGCCGCTTCCTTTGCGGGCTCCTGCGTGACCTCCGGCTCCTTGGCCTCTTTGGCGGGCGTCTTTTTAGCGGTAGCTTCTTTGGGCATTGGTTTCTCCGAATAAACGAAAGGGCGACCCCAAGCCGGAGCCGCCCTTCGATTGTCGCGCAGTTTTACCCTCTACGGCAATTACGTGCCGTTAATCATCGTGACATCGCCGGCGGGATTGGTCGAAATATCGACCACCGTGACGAGGCAGAGATCAATGGTGCCGAGGTTGTCGTCAATGACGATAACCGTGTCACCGACACGAACACCCTTGTCGTAGCCGTCATCGACATAGGCGGCTGCGATTACCGTCGCAACCGGATCGTCGGAGCGATACGTGTGGATCGCCGAGCCGAGACCGGACGGATCGCCCGGAGCACCTTCTGCCGTGCCGACGCGAGGAGTGATTTGGTTCAGAGATGCAGACTTGTAAGCCATTACTCGTTACCTCCTTACGCTGCGGCCAGTGCAGACGAGTCATGCGCGCTGAGCACGATGCCGCTGTTCTGCAAGACCTGTGAGCCCATGTAGATCGAGCAACGGGCCCAGGAGTAGTCCTGCTCCTCGTCGTAACCTACCCGCATTTCCATGTCGTCGGCGTTGTAGGCATGGCCGATCGCCGACTTGTGGAAGAAGAAGCACGTTTCAGCCGCCGTGCCCTGACCGGGGAGACGCGGGTGAACGATCCAGTTCATGCCGAGCCAGCGGTACGTGACCGGCTGGTCCTTCCATGCCGGATCGGCGGCATCGAACGGGCCGTTCATGGTGTAGTCGCGGCTGGCAAAATCGTTCTCGCCCATCATGTACGCCTCGTAACCGGGCGTCACCAGAGCGGTGATCCAGCCATCCCACGGCACCTCGTTGTTGCCCAGGATCGTCTTTGCGCGCAGGGTGCGGAGCGTGTCGGCCGTGGCCGCAACACCGAGGTTCTGCGTACCCGTTGCCAGTTCGGCGATGATGTCTTGGTCAATCTTGCGATTGATGACACCCATCGTCGTCTTTTGCATGATGGCGCGCTGGTTGCCCTGCGAGGCAAAGATGTTGAAATCGGTCTTGCGCACGAGATCGTGCCACTCGACCAGCGTTGCAACGGGCTGCGACAGGTTATCGCCGCGAGCCGGGATCAGGCCGTTGACGCCGCGCGTCTTGGCCGTAGCGTTGCCGGAATCAGCTACGAGGAAAGTCGCCTGATTGCCCTTGATGACCGATTCGGTGGTCGTCGAGGAACGCAGGAGCGACTGTAGCTGCTCGAAACCCGCAATGAACTCTTGCCGGTATTGAATCTGAAAAGCAGTTTCAGCCATTGAGGCATCCTCCAAACAATGAAAAGTCCTTTTCCACTGGTCGGGTTAGCCTGCGTGTGGCTTCACAAGGGTTGGCTCAGGACGAGGGCCTTGCTCTGCCGGCAGGGGCCGGAATGCCGGGGCCGCGAGTGCGGGTTGGCCGGCGATGTGGTTCAGCTCGGAATTTACGCTCGTTTCTTTTTCCGGTCAACTCCCTTGCGGAAGCCGCCGGTAGCGTAGTACATCGCGACCTGTCGCTTTGTGAACTTGCGACCACTCGGTGAGCGGTAGGCGTTGCGTCCTGTTTTCCTGAAAGGCACGTATGTCACCATCCCTGCCGTTTCGCTCATAGGTAGCGATCCGGTACGTTGACGTCCTTGATGTCCACTTTCTTCTTGCCACGCCGGCGAGCCCGCTGGCCTTGAGTGGTCTTGAATCCGGCCGCCTCGCCCTTGTCCTCACCACGGCCCATCAGCTTGCGGTGGAGCTGAATCTGCCGCGATACCGGACCCGGAGGCGCCTTGGCTCCGAGAAGCCCGCTCACGGTGACAACGGCGTGACGCCGCCTCCCATGCGCCGGACGCGCCGGGGCCTGCCGGGACGACGCGGCGGCTGGCCACCCTCGTCATCGGCGCGGTCTCGAGCCGTCACATTGCTGCCCTGGGTGCCCGATGGCGGGCGAATCCCGGTGTAGCGCATGGATCCCTGAATGGTGCCGTAACGCGCCTTGTTCACGGCCTTTTTCAGCAACGAGCTCATCCCTAACCTCCTATTTTGACTCGGCTTTTAGCCTCAGATCGTACAGGTAACGCAGGCGCTCCTGCGCCTCGGTGTCCTTGTTGTACTCGCTGCGCTTGTCGCGCATGTACTTCTCGAGATCCGCGATCTCGTCATTCAGCGCCTTTTGCGCATCGCCGCCGCTCGGCACGATCGCGCTCAGCGGATCCACGGTACGGGCGAGCTGCACCCACCCCTCCATGATCTCCTTGACGTTGAAAATGCTCACGCCATCGGGGTCGCGCGCATTCAGGAACCGCTCGGCCGCCTCCTCGCCGAACGTCTTTTTCACGAGTGCCGTGGCAAGATTGATGTTCGCCTTGTAGTCCTTGCCCCACTCCTCGCGGAGCTCCTGCTGCAACGCCTGATTGTGCTCGCGGTCGATCTCGACAAGATCGTCCTGCGACTGCTCCATGAACTTGTTGTACCAGCCGAGCGCCACATGCGCGGCCTCCGGCGGCATGTTGTTGGCCAGGAGCTCGCCGGCGAAGTCCTCGAAGATCTCGCGATCGTCGTCACCGATCACCAGCCCATCGGGCAGGTTCTCGAGATAGCCCTTGGCCTCGGTCGGCAGGCCATGCTCCTTGCGCCAGTCGGCCAGCTTCTCCTCCTCGATGCCCTCCGGCGGCTTCGGCAGGCCAGTCTCCGGCGGCTGGTTCAATTCGCCCGAGCGGATCTTCTGCTGCGCCTCGCGGTAGCTGTTCGCGAAATCGCCCGGAGACTTGAACCGCTGCAACTGCTCCATAAATTTCTCGTCGTCGCCAGCAAAGTCCGAACGCCAGTCGTGCGAGCGCATCTTCGAGAACTCGTCGAGCAGCGCCGCCGGTGAATCGAAGTCCTTGACCAGCTCGAGCTTCTCGGCGTCGTCGCCAGCAAAATCGGATTTCCAGTCGTCGTTGATCGGGTTGTCGAGGTTCTCTGCGGGGTCACTCATTGTCAGGATTCCTTGTACTTATTTTGTCGGGGTCCGTCCGTGTCGGGGCCGCTTTCAGCATCCATACCAGCGTCGTGCCGACGAATCGCTTGCCCTCGGCAAACGCCGTCGCGTGTGAATCTCCGGGCCGGTAACTCACATCGTGAGTGCCCGATGCCCGAATCAGGTAATCGAGACACATGCGCTGCTGCCTTTCCGTGGCCTCGCCACGCCAGCAAGCACGTAGCGCCTGTATCTCGGCTTCCGTGTAATCCGGCCGCTCAAGTGGATCCTTGTGCGGCCGGCAGTCCTCGATCTTCTCCTGAATCGCCACGCTACGCTACTTTCTCCTGCGCAGCCGCAAACTGATTCGCCGCCGTGGCCTGCGTCTTGGCCAGCTCGGCCTCCTCCTCGGCACGAGCCTGCTCGGCATTCGAGCGAATGATCTCCTGGGCCGCGCGCTCGGTACGGATGTGCTTGTGCTTCACACCGATGCCCTCGAGCGCCGCGCGCAGGGCCGAACCGCTGTCGTAATGCGCCAGCGCAGTCGGATCCATCTCGAGCGCCACCCGAATCAGCTCCGCTGACTCCATGAACGTCGATGCGTCCTTGCGCTCGATCGCCTCGTGCAATGGCGACTCGAACCGGAAGTGAATTTCGCGTCCTTGGAGCTCGCGCGGCATGTCCTGCACGGATCCAAAAACGCCAGCGCGTAGGAGGGTGTCGAAGGTATCTTCGCAAAGTTGGCCGTTGTACTCGTGTTCCATCGGCTCGAATAGTGGTAAGGCTGCCCTGACATACTCCTCCACGCGCTGACCGACCTCGAACGCTGTCATGTCGCCCTCCGGCGGCGGCAGCGTTAGCTTGTTGATGTAAAACGCCTCAGCGAGCATCGCCATCTGATTGTCGCGCTCGTTGTAGCCCTGCGGCAGTCCGCGCCGGTCCTGCGTGATCGGCCGCAATACGTCACCCTTGCGCTCGTCGTACTCGACATCAGCCCATGTGATGCCGCCCGAGTAGAGCTGAATGTCACCGCGAATCGCATCCTGCGTCGCAATCATCGGCGGGCGCACACTCATCTCGCCAGCCTCGAGCAGCGTCAGGCTCATCGCCTGCAGCAAACGCGCGTCCGGCAAACCGGCCACGGCCGCCGGCGAATACGCATACTGCGAGCCCGATACCGTCTGCCAGCGCGGCAACGTCACACCCGAGCTCCACGCCGGATGCTCATTGATGATGTGGCTGTTCTGCACATCGAGGTACACGATCATCCACGGATAACCGGCACCCTGATCCATCTGCCCCGCGTAGACGTCACTCGTCACCGCGAGCCTCATGCAATCGACCTTGCTGAGATTCTGGTCCTTCTTGACCTTGTCGATGTTAGGGTGCATCGCGCCAGCACCGAACATCGCTTTCAGCTCCTTGATGCGCGGCTGCCACTTGATGTAAACCTCGCCGACCTGCTGGTCAGCGCGCTCGGCCCAGGCTACGTCCCTGAGATGCCAGCACCGATAAAGAAGATGCGGCGACTCGGTGTGCCAGTTCACATCGCGCGTGATGCAACACTGCCCGAACGCCGCGAAATCCGCGTCACCCTCGGCCGTCGCGCGCACGAATTGCGACTTGCGATCGTACATCGCGCGACGCATTCGCTTGCCAGCCTCGTCGAGCCAGATCTTGCCGGGGATCGGCAGCTCGTCGTAATCATCGACGATGATCTGAAACCACTCTTTCTTGCGCGGCCGCAACATGGCGGCGAAGGAATTGCTCAAATCCCGGTGAACCAGGATTGGATACGATGAGTAGAGATGCTCGGCGAACTCCTCGCCCACGTAACGCCGAATCGTGAAATCCGCGCGCTGCGGGTAGAAATTCTCCGCGATCTCCTGCCACAGCGTCGTGATGGCCTTTCGCTCCTTGAAAAGCTGCTCGCCACGAGCAATGAGATCCTTGGGTCGCATCATCCGAGTGTCTCATCGGCTTCGGTAAGAATGTTGGAGGTGCGAGAGCCGCGACGCTTGGCGGCCTTGCGCCGCTCGTTGCGGCGAATGTACTCGTCATCCGGCATCTCCGCTGACTGGTAGATCTTGTCGAGTGCGGCCTGCTGCTTGGCTTCCTTCTCCATGCGCCGCTCCTTGTTGGTCTTGTAGCCCTTGCCGAGCGAGAAATTGACCAACCGCTTGCCGGTGTTTTTTAGTCCTGACATCAGTGCCTCCTTACGCGAGCCCTCCGTGGCCCCATGTTCACGGCCGGCCGCCGATTTTTGCCGATGATACCCCCGCGTTGATCGCTGCGCCATTCGCCGAGGTGCGTAATCGCCTTGTCACCCGCACTCCACGACTGCACCACCGCATCGCCACGATCCGGCGAACGACCGAGCATCTCCACAACGTCACGCTTCGACGTCACCTTGATACCGTTCGGCGTCAGCTCCCACGACAACGCCGTGAGATCCGCAACGAGCTTCTGATCGTCCGGCAACATGATCGGCGAACCACCATCCTGCTCAGGATCGAGCGCCTCCATGAATTTCCAGTACACCTCGGCGCGCTTGTTGAAAAACTTGAGCATCTTCTCCTTGGTGCGCGCCGATGACTTGTCCATGCCCACATGCCGGATACAGCGCACCCCGTTCTCCTCAAGATGCGCAAACGCCTCCGCACCGTTCATCTCACCGCAGTCAATCACCGGCAACGCGCCATGCTTGCGGTACTTCAACACCAGCGCCGCCACATCGCGACCGTGCGGCGTCTCCACCCCCGGCACACAAATCAGATCGGGATAAAAACCGTCATATCTCGGCGCCAGCACCGTCTCATCCTTGGAGCGCGCCGCGTCCACACCAATCGCGCACATCGGCACCCCACGCGGCGGCTGACCATTGCACTCGCGCCAGCGATTCTGCGCCGCATGAATCCACGCCGTCGAAATGAGCTGATCCGGCTCGTCCTGCCGCGCCGCCATGAAATTGCCGTCACGAATCGCCGATCGCAACGGCTCCTGCAACGCATCGAGCTGCGCCGCGTAATTCGTGCGCGCCAAAAACGGATTGTCAGCCAGCCGGCCCGGAATGAACGTGCGCGACTGCGGAATCAGGTAAATCGGCTCCCCTGTCACCGGATCGGTACGACCCGACTCGATCTTCGAGTCCGGCCCATCCACCCACAAATCGAAACTCTTGCCATCCGAACCCACCATCGTCACGCACCACCGCAGCTCCCCAGGAGCCGCCGGATTGTCGTAACGATTGTCGAGCCACGGCGCAAACATCGGAATGATCCAATCGCCCGCGCTCGAGGTCGGAGGATTCGACGCCAATACCGTCCGACAACGCTGCTCAGGATCGGCCGAGCGCACCCAACCCATCAAAAACCGCACCTGCGCCTCGCGGTTCTGAACCACCTCGTCAATCGCCAGCAAATCGTGCGCCTGACCCTGCCAGTGCTCCTCATCCCCCGGCTTCGCCAAACCACCAAAATCAATCACCCGACCATTCACCGTGGTCAGCCTCGGCGGCAACGAACCGTTGTAACCCTTGTCCGTGCCGTTGATCTCTTTCGCGCGATCCGTGATCGCCGTCAGATCCACATAGTGCTTGCGCACAATCAACGATCGCTTGTGATGCTCAAACGCCAGCCCGAGTATCAGATCCGTCTTGCCCGACCCTCCCGAACCGCCATACAACAACACATCAGCCTTGCAATGCACCGCCTCAAATTGCGGCCCCGGCGACGGCACCCACATCTTGCCCTGGCTGCGCGCATCTATCAGCGAATCCAACTCCGCTCGAGCCTCCGGCGTCATCGACCGATACGACGCCAATAACTCGTCAATCACCGCATCGCTCACCCGCGCTCCTCCCACATCGCAAACCGATACCACCTCACCATCGTCTCAACCGGCGACGCATTCAACTCCGACACCAAATCGTCCGCAATCAGCGGGCTCACCACCAACAACCGCCGACACCGATCCATGTCCTCCACCGGCAACGGCCACGCAAAACTCGGATTCTCAACCTGAATCACCTCCACACCCGAACGACGCGGATCCACAAAAACCAGCCCAAATCCATCAGCCGGCTTCTGCCGCTTCAAGCCCTCAATAAACTCCTCACAGCCAATCACTTCGGACGCTCTACACACCGCCATACCGCTCCAAAACGCGCCTCCTCGCGGGCATCTGCATCAGCTTGGCGGGCTGCCTCAGCCTCACATGCCTCCAAGGTGCGATACACCCCAATCTCGACCGGCGCCGAAATGGGACCGCCCGGAAGAACCAACCAAAACCAAAGTGCATATTCGAGCATTATTCACCTCCACGCGGGATTTTTTCGGAAAATCGTGGGGAGGATGGTGCAGCAGCAGCCCTGGCCGCGCCACAGCGGCCCCCCGCCGTGGGATAAGGAACCCTATCACGATCCATCGCCATCGCCGTCGCTGTCCTTACTCATTGCCCCCGGCTGCGGTTCGCCCTCCGAGGTGGGGCGGGCAGGGTCGCCGGCTTGGCTGCCCTCCTCGGCTGCATTATGCAGTCGGCCGGCCTGCCCCTCGATCAAGGCCCCGGCGCGCTGGTCCTCAAGCATGAACGAGGCGAGCCGGCGCATACGCTCCCGGTCGTCGAGGGTCACGAGGTGCGCCACTGCCCCGGTGTGCTGGTGCTCCACCTTGTCGGCGTACCGGGGCGACAGCTTCGACATGAGGAACTTGCGAGCGTCCACCATGAGGCGGGCACGGCCGACGTTGGCGTGATTCGGCGAGCCGTCCGGCAGTAGGTCGCCGGTGTCGTCGTCCGCTATCGTCAGTAGCTCATCGGCCATTGACTCCATGCCATCGGCCCGCGCGCGCATGTAATCGTCGTCGAATTGCGGAAATCGGCGCCGCCACTGGTGGACCGTTTGCCGTGCTGGCATTCCCGGTGTCCTGCATATTTCGGTCAGTGTTTCGCCCTCGCTGAGCCGCGCGCAGATAAGAGCGCCGACGCTTTCCCGGTAGGTGGTGGGTCTCCCTCCCTTGTGTGAGTTGCTGCCTGCCGGGTCGGTTTTCGTTTGCGCGTCAGTGTTTTGCATAATGCACCCTATGCCTGCCGGATTGCCGGGAATTCTACTCCTCAGCCTAGCCGCTTGACATCCCGGCACATTGTGCCTCAGAATCCGCGATGCTCCCTCAAACGAGCGAGCCGGCCCTCACTAGGCCGACACTACAACGCGAGGACCAACACCATGACTGTCACGAAACGCACCCCTTGGACGGCTGCCGAGAATCTTGCGCTTTGCCGCCTTTACTTCGACATGCTCGACCGAGTCCGGCGCCGCGAGGACTACAACAAGGCCGCCATGATTCGCCATATCAGCCGCAGCAACGGCCCCGGCGATACCGGACCACTAGCCGGCCGCAGCCGGGGAAGCATTGAGGCCAAGCTGATGAACGCGAGCGCCTGCCATGCCGATATGGCTGGCGGCGACAAGGCGATGACAATGGACGGCCACGGCTATCGCTGCCTGCCCAACTATCAGCGGGCACTCAGGGACGCCATGCGCGCCGAGCTTGACCGCCGCAGCGCCGAGCGCGCCTATGCTGCCGACGCCGCCGAGTACAACGCGACGCAGGTACGCCGCAACGTGGAGGCGAAGCAATGACCAGCGGCCGCCTGATTCGACTGGACCGGCTGAACGTGACCCGCTTGGCTGCCGACTACTCGGCAGCCGTGCGGGCCGCACTGACCGCCTCGCAGCTTCTCAACGTGCGAAACGGCGACGCCGTGGCCGCCGACTACATCGACACCGGCGAGCTACTCGCCGAGGCGGTCTATACGCAGCGCCCCGGCGCCGAGTCGATCGCCGACTATGGCGACGAGATCGCAGCGGCCGAGGAGCGCGCCAGCGCCAGCGGCTACCACCTGAGCCGCGTACTCGTCGGCTGCGAATTCTCGGGCACTGTCCGCGATGCTTTCGCGGCCGCCGGCCACGACGCCACAAGCTGCGACATCCTGCCGACCGAGTCGCCGGAGGGGCAGCACTACACCGGCGACGTTCGGGACATTATCGGCGACGGCTACCACCTCGCCATTTTCCACCCACCCTGTACCTACCTCGCCGCCTGCCAGCTTTGGCGCTGCCAGCGTGACCCCGAGCGCGAGGCCAAGCGTATCGAGGCGCTCGACTTTGTCCGCGATCTCATGGCGGCGCCGGTCGAGCGGTGGGCGCTTGAAAATCCGGTGGGCTGCATCGGCACCGAGATACGGCCGGCCGACCAATACGTGCAGCCCTACGAGTACGGCCACGACCACAGCAAGAAAACCGGCCTATGGTTGCACGGCCTGCCCAAGCTCGAAGCGGACCCCGCCGACTATGTCGCGCCCCGCCTCGACACCTACAAGGGCAAGCCGGTTAAGCGGTGGGCGAATCAGTCGCCATGCGGCGCCGACCGTATGGGCCCGAGCGACGACCGAGGCCACAAGCGGAGCCGATTCTTTGCCGGCATAGCGCGCGCGATGGCCGACCAGTGGGGCGGCGTCGCAAGCGTCGCGAGGCGGGCGGCCGAGCCGCTGGCCGAGCCGGTACAGCTTGCCCTTATCTGAGGGCACCACCAAGCCGCCGCGCGCCGGCGGCTTGTTAGTGCTTTCACAACAGCGGGCCCAGGGTCCGCGACAACGCGAGGAGTAAGACAATGACAACACTGAAAGGCTTAATGGTTTTCGTGCAGGGCATGGATTGCACCGCCGGCGGCGTCACCAGCGGCAAGCGTCACGCCTGCCTGATCGGCGACGGTATGCCGGAGATATTCGAGGCGCGCGACGATATGCCGGCGCTGGCGCTGGTCTATGACCTCGACCCGCAGGGCTGCGCCAGTGGCTACATGCTGGCGGCGTCGCCGCAGTGGCTCGGCGAGATCGGCCAGCTTGACCGCTACGACGCGGACGGCCGGCCGCTTTGCTACGCCAAGCAGCACAAGCTAATGCGCGCCAAGGCCGTCCCGGTCGATGACAACGGCCGGCCCCGCCTCGGCGGTATGTTCGGCGGCCACTACATCGACACCAGCGACAGCCGAGGCCCGAGCGCCTCGCCTATCCCCGTTTTTGACCGCTTCGAGGTGTGACCGATGGCCTACGAGAAAACCCGAGTATTCCGCATCGCGGGCCGCCAGTGGCGCGCCCGCAAGGGCTTGACCATTAACCCCCGGCGCAAAGTCTACAACGACCGGGGCGAGTGGGTCCGCGCATGGTACGCGCAGCCCTGCGATAAATCCGAGGAGTGGCGGCCAGTCGGCCGCACCCTCGGCGATCTCACCTATTGGATTCAACGCGAGGAGTCACGACATGCGAACCCTTAAACCGTTCGAGTATCAGCTAGACCGCGAGACATGGGAGGAGCAGCGAGCCGCCGGCCGCTATAACCCCGCCACTGTCGTCATATGGCGCGGGCACCGCTACGCCATCGGCGCCGGCACCGGCGACGACCTCGATCTATTCGAGGAGGGCGGCGCGCTCTACGTGCTGGCCCGCCGCGATTCGCTCGGCTATGCCGGCCTTGAGGTGTTCCGCGACGGCGAGCGCATCGCCGACACGTTCACCGACTACGAGGAGCAGGCCGAATACATTAACGGGCTGAGCGCCATCTATGCCGCGAAGCGGCTGGCCAATTGGTGCGACGCCGAGGGCGGGGAGGCTTACGGCTATGACTACTAGCGCGGTGGAGCTACTGCGGGAGCAAGGCGCCCGCACCCTGGGCCGGCGTGTCGGCTGCATCATGCAGTCGGCGCGGCCGGTAGACGAGCAACTAGCCGGCGCCATTGTCGAGATCGCGCAGCGAGCGCGCGAAAAGGCGACCGGCTCGACCGCGTGGACGCTGGCCGAGTCGTTGCAGCTTATCGCCGACCTCGAAGCCGAGGAGCGACGCCTCGACCGCTGGCTAACAACGCAGGAGGCGCGGCTATGAGGTACAGCGTCATACATTGGGGCTATTCGCCCCCGCGCGCCGGCATGGCCGGCAATACGTGGATAACCCGCAGCGAGGCCGAGCACCGCGAGGCAATGGCCGAGATTCGCCGCCTTGGCGGCTACGTCCACGACTGGCATTAGTGCCCCCCTCAAGCCGCCGCGAGTCGGCGGCTTGGTGGGTCGCATTGGACCCGTAACCCTTACGCGAGGAGTAAGAGCATGAACGACTACCAGAAAGAACGCGCCGAGGAGCGCGCATATATGCGGGAGCAGCTTGCACCAGTAGCCGAGGCACTCGGCAACGGCTGGCAGCTTGACCCCGACCCCGAGGAACAGGACGCATGGAGCCGCTGGCACTATTTCAGCAACGGGCAAGGCCGGCAGATAGTGGCCGAGGTGGTATGGAACAAGCCCGACCGCTTCGAGTTCCGCGCCCTGGGCTGGCCGACTTACGCCGACCCCGATGGCCGCACGATGACCGTGGACCCCTCGACAATGTGGAACCCGAAAGAGTCGCGGCCGGTTATCTCGTGCGCCCGTTCAAGGACTCCCGAGGCTATCGCGCGCGACATCGAGCGCCGGCTATTGCCGGAATACGAGCGCCTTTATGCGAGGGCCGAGGAGATCGCAGCCGACCGGCAAAAGAGCAGCGACGGCGAGGCCGAGCTTATCGACTTGCTATGGAAAGCAACGCGCGACACTCACAACGAGCACCGGCAGGCCGACCGGCCCTATTTTGTCCGCGAGATCGAGGGCGGGCCGTTGACGATTGAATACCGCAGCCCCGGCAGCGTAAAGATTGACCTCAGCGCCCGCGAGATGGCGGCCGTTATCGAGTTCCTGCGCGACTACCGCGCGAAGGAGGCGAAAGATGCGGCTTAGTCTTGAGATCGAGGGCAACGGCTCCGCTTTCGCGGACGGCGGCGAGACTGAGACGGCGCGCCTGCTACGGCAGGCCGCCAACCGTATCGAGGCCGGCCATGACTGCGGGAACCTGCTCGACATTAACGGCAACACTTGCGGCGCGTGGAGCTTCGAGGCTACCGCGCCGGAGTCTGCTATTTGTCCCGACTGCGGGACTTGGGCCGAGCCCGACGCCATCGGGCAAACGTGCAACGAGTGCGGCCGGGGAATTATCGAGGCCGACGAATTCTAGGAGGTACGCCATGACAATCAGCAAGACACTCACCGAGCCCCGCGAGGGCGAGGCTCGGCAGGTATGGGCGCAGCGCGAGTATGTCGAGGCGCTCGCCCAGGGTCTCGGCTTCGCCGCGCACGGCGACCGCTGGCTTTACTACGACCGAGAAGCAAGGCGGGGCACGATCCTGTACCCGTTCAGCAATGGCGAGGGCTGCCAGCGGATCGAGGCACCCATAAGCAACGGCCTCGACTGGATCGAGCAGCTTGCGCGCTACTGAAACCAACAAGGGCGCCGGCACAGTGTCGGCGCCCGTTCACGCGAGGAGTAACACGATGAAATTTTACGTTTTGTTCATTTATCAGGATGTCGAGCCCACGCTCTACGGGCCCTATGACGACCCCGACCAGCGCGACGCAAAGGCGCTAATCCTGCGCCAAGACGACCCCGACGATGTCCCGAGCGGTATCTATCCGGCCGAGATCGACGAGGCGGGCGACTTGCATATCGGCACCTATTCGGGCGCGTTTTTCGACAGCGCCGAGGAGGTGCAGCCATGAGGTTCATACATATCAGCGTTGACACTCACGCCGAGGCTTTCGATGACCGCTTGAGCGAGGAGATGGCGCACGTACTCAACGCGCCGAAGCTAATCAATACGCTGGCCGACTCCGAGGCCGGCACGGCGATACTGCGCACCTCCGAGGGCGAGGAGTGCGGCACCGCTTGGGTTTCCGATAACTGGTTCAACGGCTCCGGCCCGCGAGGCAGTATCGAGGAGACCAACCAGCGGCGCGCCGACTTCGCGGCCGCCGTGCTGCACCTCCTCGAAGCTGAGGAGGAGTGGAGCGCCGACACCCTGGACGAGATCGCGAGGCTTGCGCGCGAGCGTGACCTTGCCCACTGCGACGCGGCCGGCATGTTCCGCGAGGGGCTGCCGCCGCCGCCGCCGTGGATGATTCTCACCGAGTGGAGCGAGGGCGATCATCCCGTTAAGTGGGAATACAAGTACCTCGGCGACGGCGAGGCCCTGCACCGCATTACCTACGGCAAGCAGGCGACAGAAACCACCAGCGACACCGACGCGGCCAAAGAGTTCGGCTATTGCGTCCGGCACTCGCTCGAATGTATTGGCGCATTTTCGGAGGGTCCACGATGAAACCGACACACGTATCTATCAGCAAGGGCAAGGGCGAGCCCGCGACAACATGGCGCCTCGGCAATCCATTGCCGGGGCAGCAGATTCAGTGCATAGGCGATGACGGCCTTGTGCATCGGGTCTGCCACTGGCAAAGCTGGTTCGAGGTGGGAACAGTCGTGTTCACCTCGGGCGAGCGTCACCACTTCCACGGCCCAGGACAGGCCAAGCACCGGAGGGCGAACCAATGACGAGACTATGCGAGAAGTGCGGCGACCCGATTTTTGAGGTGTTCGCCGCCGCCACTGGCGAACCAATTTGCTGCGACTGCTACGAGGGCGACGTTGACCCGCTGCATTGCGTACAGCAGGACGCATTCGTGCAGGGCTGGTATGCGGCCATCGAGCAGCGAGACAAGGAGGATCGCGAGGCAGGCGTCACCGATGACGCGCTTGACGATTTCATGCTTACTTACCCAGGAGGCGAGCCATGAGCAATTGTTGCCACCACTGCGACGACCGTCGCGAGCTTGACCGGCGCCGAGTAGACGCCATCGAAACCATTAGCTGCCTATGGCCGCCGGACTCGGAATACTCCGAGACGGCCGCCGAGGGCCGGCAATACCTGCTCGACGCGCTGGCCGTCGAGTGGCGTAGTCTGCCGGTCCCGGTGCTCGAATATATGGCAAGGCGGCAGGCCGCAAGGGAGGCGCGGTGAAACCCAATCCGGCCGAATACAATCCCGATCCTGAGTACCTGCGCCAGCTAATCGCCAGCACTGGCAAGACTCAGCGCCAAGTGGCCGAGGAAATACTTGGCTGCTCGGAGCGGGCTATTCGCATGTGGATCGCCGGCGACCGCCGCTTTCCCTACGCCGTGCAATTCACGCTAGAAGCGGAAGTCCTCGGGGTTCTCTGACTCGCGGAACTTTGCGGACTCGGGCACACGGACGAGCCCGAGCCGCTCGCGCGGGTACTCAGCCGAGGCAGGCTGTAGCACGAGGCAGTCGCCGGGGCTGAGTTGTAGCGACCAGCGATGATAGCGGCCCTGAATCAGCAATTGATTCCCCGGAGCCGGCCGCATACGGACCTCGAAGCCCTCAAGGAACCGCGCGATCTCGTCCTCATTCTCGACCCGCCATTGCACCCAGGGAATGCCGCTCGGCAGATCGCGAGGCGCGTCTATCTTGGCGGCTGGTCCTCGACCCATCTTTGACATAGGCGATCAAACCTCTCCGGCACCGAGTTCCGGTCCCGAATTCTGATGAAATCTCCACAAATCAAGGCGAGGCGGGGAAACAGCGGATTTTTCTTTACGCTTCGCTCGACCGTGTAGTGTAGGCATGATTCAGCTCGATCCATTCTATTCGCAGCTTGCGGGCAATGTTCCGGGGCATTGTATAGTCAGGCCACGGCGACTCCAAGTACCAGCCGATGACGAGATCCTGCAAGGGTAGCAGCACCGTGACCTCGTCGCCGAAGTGCTCCTCGAACACTCGCCGGCCCCAAGCAAGGCTAGGCCCGAATTCGCCGGACATCCACTGCCGAGTTCTTCCAGGGTGACAAGTGCCGAAGTGGTGCCATGCGCATAGCCCTATCGTCGCATCGTGTTCGCCCTCAAGGCGGCGCCCCGCATCGGTGACATGCTCGATGCTCGTATGCACATCGAGGTAGCCGACACAGGCGCAAGGCAGACAGCCAATGGCCTCCTTGATGATCTTGAATCGCTGGCGGTGCGAGACCTTGATCGGCGCGGTTTTACCTACCATGAGGCAGGCTCCCCTTGCCGACCGCCTTGGGCCGGCGGGCATTGCCGCGCGTTTCGAGTGGTGGGTGGATCTTCCATTTCCAGTCCTTGAGGTACTGCTCGATCCGCTTCGGCGACCAGCCTCGGCGCTGTAGCTGCCGGCGCTTGGCCTCAATACTCGGTAATGGCATAGCCCATCGCCTCCATGAGTGCTTTCTTGATCTTGTAGACTTCCGTGCGGAAGCCGCTTTGCATTTTCACATCCTCGATGACCAGCTTGGATCGCTCGAGATCGTGATACTCGAAGTCAGCGACGTAGGTGAGGTGCCGGCCGTTCGGGTAGCCAGCCGAGCGAATCTTGATCGGTGTGCCGCCGATGGTGATGGCATACCGTGGATGCACCGTGAGATCTCGGATCACGCCGGCGCGCTGCATGAGTAGCAGCTCCTCGTATCGCTTGAGCTCCCGCTTCGAGTCGCAGACCGTGCCGTCAGGATGCTTGTGCTTTTCGATGTTCTGGTAGCGATCCGGCTTGCGCCGTGGATTCCTGACTCTCGGCCCTTTCTTTTTCATCGTGTTTCCTCAGCATCATGCGGACAAAATCGAGGCAGATCTCGTAGTCCCTGCTCTTGCGGTGATGGTCGGGGATCTCACCCTCGTAGAATTCCTCGAAGCAAAATTTGCCAAACTCAAAGTCTCGGCGCACCAGCTCCAATAACAGCAAGGCCATTCGGTCGGCGAGGAATATCAGGCGCCGTTGCTGGCGCCCAGGGTTATGCTCGTTGCTTGGCTTTATAGAAGGCAATCTCTCGGCTCCTGATGTAGTTGAGTACGCGCGGCGACGGCGGCACCAGCGCGTGATTATTCCATTCGTGCGGCGGCCGGCACTTGGCCTTTTTCTCGAACGTAAACACGGCCCACATGGGCTTGCGGCCCTTCTCCTGAGCGTAGTGCCGAAGCATGGCGTAGAACACCTCATAGCTCGGCCAGTCGGGCGGCAGCGGCTTGGCCGTGTTCCTGCCGATCGGCACCAGATCCGCGTCCTTGGCCTCGATGTCACGCTTCGAGAACGGTACTTGCCAGCCACATTTCGGGCAGATCCGCTGGCGGCTGAATATGTGCCGGCACTCCTGACACTCGTATTGCTTGGACTCCTCGGCCTCGCCCGATTTCGGATGACGCGACCAGTTATCGCAGGCTTTCTTGCCATCATCGAGGCGCCAGCGGAACAGATCGTCAGCCATGCCGAGGCGCGGCACGTTGCCGGCATGATCGAGGACCATGCACTCGCCACCGTCAGGCTTGGGCCTCATGCCTCGACCAATCATCTGCAAGTGCAACACGATGCTTTTGGTCGGCCGGCATACCTGGACGCAGCGAACCGAGGGTGCGTCGAATCCGTATGACGCTATGCCTACGTTGACGAGCACCTGAATTTTTTGGGCCTTGAACGCAGCCACGACTCTGTCGCGGTCGCCCTGCGACAGTCCGGTGTGCAGCGCCTCGGCCTTGATGCCGACCCGATTGAAGCGGTCGGCGAGGGCCTCGCAGTGTCGGATGTCAACGGCGAACGTGATGGTGTGTCGGTCGGATGCCAGCCTGAGCCAATTGTCGATCGCGTCGCCCACCAGCTCGACGCAGGCTTTCGATAACTTGCCGACCTCATAGTCGCCCTTCCTGATCTTAATGCCGGTGAGATCCGGCGCGTCAGCGCCATAGTATTCGACCGGCGCGAGGTATCCCTCCTTGATGAGCTGGCGCACCGAGACCACGTTTTTGATCTCGGTGAAGTAGTAGCCCAAGCCTCGGCCAGTCTGCCGTGCCGGCGTCGCCGTGTAGCCATCGACGCGGGCTTTGAGCTCGTAGTGGTTGAGGATCTCGAGGATCTTCGGTGCCATCGAAAGGTGACACTCATCGACGAGGACGCGATCGACCCTCGGGAACCAGAAGTCTTTGTCTTTGCGGACTCGGGCGATGAGCGTCGGCCAGGATATGACATGCACCGGATTCATTGGATTCCAGTATTCGCCCTGACGCTTGGCGCGCATCGTCGAGACGTTGTTCGCCCCGCAGATCGAGGCGGCTGCGCCGTGCGTCTGCGTGAAGATCTCATTGCGCGGGGTCAGGATCGCGGTCGAATTGCCGCGATCCATTTCCCGCTTTGCTATCAGGCATTGGATGATCGTCTTGCCTGAGCCGGTCGGCGCACAGTGGATCACGCGGTCGTTGACGCCATGCCCCATCGCATAGTCAACATCGCTCGCCTGATACTCGCGCGTCTCGATCTTCACTTTTTCCTCGCCACGATCACGGCCGCCGCCGTCCAAGTGCTCACGTATTCGAGATCCGCGACATCGTCAGGCGTGAGCTCGAGCTTGGTGGAGTCCTCGCCACCATAGGGAAACGCCTTGATGAGCGAGCAGGCTTGTCGCAGCTCCTCGAGCTCGACCTCCTCCTGCGTCGGCTCCGGCTTGGCCGAGGGTCGATTGTCCTCGGGCTTGGCCTTTTCCGGCTTCTTGGGTTTCTCGGTCGCCGGCTCGTCGCCGATATTCAGCTCCCGCTGAATCTTGTAGACCGTGCGCACATGCACACGGCACAAGTCAGCGATCTCCTGACGCTCGAGAGACGAGATCTCAGGATCCTTGAGGGCCAGCTCCACCGCGTTGCGCTTGTCCTGTTTCGTGCGTCTCAGGCCGTGCTGCGCATTGGCACCCAGGGCATATTGCAGCGCCGCGTGAATGTCGCCCTCGTGGATCTCGCAGTCGATGGTTTCCTTCTCGGCGTGAATGTGTGCGAGCAGGCGATGGAAGCCATCAGCCAGCACCGTGCGCTTGCTGTTTTTCTCGCGGAACACGATGATCGCCGGGAACTGGTCGCCATTCTCGAGATCCTCCCGATACTGCTCGATGGTGTCCTTGTCGAGACGCTTGCGTACCTGCGTCGCCGCAGTGGCCTCGATTGACTCGACCGGCAGCGACTCAATCTTCGGTTTTTTCGACGCCATTGCCGTCCTCCAAGTCGAGACCGATCTGCCGGTTGTAGATCTGCTCGAGCTCGGCCTCGATCTCATTGGCCAGCTCGGTAATCAGCCGCTCGCGCAGCGTCTTTGTCTGCCCCCCGGTAATCAGCCGCATGACGTCATACGGATTGATTGCCGAGTCCGATGCCTGCACGGCATTGATGGCGTTGAGCCGCACTGCCTCGCAGATCTTCTCGAGCCGGTCAGCACAGTCAGCCCGAAGGCGCTGCCGGAACGTCATTGCTTTCGCTTGTTTTTTCTTAGCCATTATCAAACCTCAGCTCCATGAATCGAACGCGGTCGGGATTGACCACGTACACCTCCTGCTCGAGACCGCCGAAATTGCTGTCCTTTGCAGTTTGCTTTTGCCACTGGTCCACCGTCTTGCCGACATCCACAAAGCCAAAGTGCGTCATGTCGGGATTGAGGTGGAAATACCAGTCAGGTTTCTCGGTCGCTCGATCAAATGACGATGTCGAGCAAACCATGTATGTCTTGTGCGGCCAGTCCTTGCGGCACGTAAACGGGTAGCCAAGCCGCTTGACCTCGCAGCGGTGCCAGCCGGCATCGTCGCCGGCGTCCACGTAGAGATCCCCGTTGTCGCTGTAGCCTCCCCGCTCCTCGTAAGTGGGTGCCCGCTCGTATGGCGGCAGCTTCACGGTATGGCCGCGCTGCCACAGGTAATGCGCGACCCACCACACCGCCGTTTGACTGGCGTCGAGCCGCTCGAGGAACAATTCGTGATTCGCGGGCATATCTACCGGCCTTTGGCCCTGTCGGGTGACAGGCTACTAGGCTCGCCTTTGGTCGCTGCCGTTGCCCTTATGGCCACTCGGATCACTGGTCGGCCGGTCGGACCTCCCCGAGATTTTTGCCTGCTCGAGTTCCGGTCGAGTGTGGAATTAGCACCGCAGGAAGCGGCGCCGGTAGGGCGACACGCGGATTTTGCGTTACAATCCGTGTGCGCCGGTAATCGACTACCCGATTCCCGAGGCCCTCGGAGCTGGTTACTCCGGGGGCCTAAAATTTTCGGCACCTGAAAATGCCGAGCTGTCGAATCTACGTGTTCCACGCTTCCCTCGCAAGAGCTTCGAGCTTTGCCCACTGGTCGTCGGTGAATTCGTTGCTGCCGCGCCGATCACCTGGGCGCGAGATGAAGTCAACACCCTCGCAGTTTCCGACATGCCGGATGTATCGCATCAGGAGTTCGCGGATCTGCAAGTGGTGATTCACCACATGGTTGAAGAACACTTGCGCCGCGCAATCCGCGCGCCCCTCGAACCGCAGCGGATCCTCGAGGTACATTCGGCCGACCTCCTCGCCCTGCGCCATGAATGCAATGTGCGTCGGCGCCGGCTGCGCGATCACAAAGCGGGGCTTCTCGTCACTTCGATCAATCATGCCGGCAGCCCCATCGTGAACGCCGTGCGCCGGCTGACCTCGATGTAGCCGGCACCAATCAGCTCCTCGAGCTTGCCGGCCTTGTCGCCATACTCGACCATGACCGTCATCGTTTCCGGCTGCGTGAAATGCAGCGTCGGCAATTGTGCGTAGAGATCATCGACGTCACCCCACCAAAAGATTTTCATGCGTCCTCCTCACACCAAGAACTGCGGCGGCCTCGGGATCTCCTGATCGAGCGGCCGCCACCAGTGCAGGCAGTAATTGAAATTGTTGACATGGTCCTTGAGCGGAACGTGGAGCTGCATAAGGCAGTCGTCATCGCCCCAAAACGTGCAGGCGATCCATGTCATGTCGTCATAGCTCGGCATCTTTGAGCGCCGGCTGACGGAGGCGTGTTCCCACCCCGCGCCAACCGACACGATCACACTCAACCCTCGCTCCCTGAAATGGAATGCGCCGTTTTGCTTGTCGCCAATCGGATAGCCGCGCAACTGTACGCGGTGCTTCTCGCACCAGTCAGGAACGTGTAGCGGCACGGCGGTCCTCCTCGTCCTCGAATTCGCGCCGCAGCTTCGCGTAAGCATCCTG